AGACCAGAAAATCAAGAAAAAGAAGAAAAAGCTATTGACAATTCTGAAGCAGAAGCTATAATAGAGACTAAGACAGTGCAAAAGCGACCTAAAACTCGCAAAAAGGGAACTAAGACAGTTCGGAGCACTAGAAAAGAGGATTAGTGTCTGCAAAGAAACATATATCTTTTAGCGAGCTAAAGGATTGGAAATTATGTCCGTTTTATCACAACTTAGCATGGATCAAGAAATTAAGCTCGTTTGAGGGCAATGAATACACCGCTTTTGGTACGGCTATCCACGACACCTGTGAGAAAAAGCTTCTAGAAAAGGGTTTTGACGAGAAGGAGCATTTTCTGACTTCTTTCAAGAAGACCCTGCAAATTCTAGAAAATAAGTCCGTAGTAATCGACACCTCTTTGATAGAAAAGATGGTTGAACAGGGCGTCGGCCTTCTTCCGGAAATCGAACCGGCCGTGAAGGAATATTTTCAAGAATTTGAAGTCGTTTCGACAGAAGAACAACTCTATGAACCCATTGAAGGTGCTGATGGCCTTTGTTTTAAGGGTTTTATCGATGCCGTGATCAAGACGCCGGATGGAAAATATCATATTATAGATTGGAAGACTTGTTCCTGGGGCTGGGATGCCCGGAAACGCCAAGATCCGATGGTGACATATCAGCTAACTTTATATAAGAAGTTTTTCTGTGAAAAGCACAATCTTGATCCGAAAGATGTTGAAACCTACTTTGCTCTATTGAAGCGCACGGCTAAGAAAGACAAGGTTGAAGTTTTCAGAGTTACCTCAGGGCCAAGAAAAACTGAAAATGCTTTTAAACTTTTGATGAAGGCTGTTTATAATATAAAAAACAAGAAGGTCATCAAGAACCGTCTTTCTTGCACGCGGTGTGTGTTTAGGGGGACCGAACACTGCCCTTAAAGGAATAAAATGGCAAAAAAGATTAAAATTTTCACATTAAGCGACCATCCGCTTTCGCCCTCTGGTGTGGGCACACAGACAAAGTACATGATAGAGGCTATGCTTAGAACTGGAAATTACCAGTTCGTAAGCTTTGGCGGCGCAATCAAGCATCACGACTACAGGCCAGTTAAAACAGAAGAGTGGGGTGATGACTGGGTAATATACCCTGTTGATGGCTACGGAGATCAAGAGTCAGTAAGATCAGTAGTGTGGTCTGAAAAGCCAGATGTGCTGTGGTTTATGACAGATCCTCGCTTCTGGGACTGGCTATGGGCGATTGAAAATGAGATCCGGGCCAATGTTCCTATGGTCTACTATCACGTTTGGGACAACTATCCTTACCCTAAATTCAACAAAGCTTTTTATGACTCCAACGATCATGTCGCATGCATATCGAAGCTAACGTATGATGTTGTACAGAACGTATCACCAGACGTAGGTAGCTCCTATGTTCCTCACACGGTTGACACAGGCATATTCAAGAGGCTCGATGAAGCGACAGTTGCGGAGTTTAAAGAAGAGCACTTCAAAAGCGCGAATAATCCAGATCGCTTAGTTTTCTTCTGGAACAATAGAAATGCAAGAAGAAAGCAGTCCGGCACTGTATTATGGTGGTTTAAAGATTTCTTAGACGTTGTTGGCCACAGTAACGCATGTTTGATAATGCACACCGAAACGGATGATGTACATGGCCAGGATCTGGAAGCTATAGCTAGAGAATTAAACCTCACAGATGGCCAAGTTCGCTTTTCGAAACAAAAAGTCCCACCGGAGTACTTAGCGCTCGCCTATAACATGGCCGATTGTACTATCAATCTCGCCGATGCTGAAGGCTTTGGTTTGGCAACTCTAGAGTCCTTAGCATGTGAGACTCCCATTATAGTCACAATGACCGGCGGTATGCAGGAGCAAGTTACAGATGGTGAGAACTGGTTTGGCATAGGCCTGGAACCGGCCTCAAAGGCAATTATCGGATCGCAAGAGGTTCCGTACATCTATGAAGACAGGCTAGCCCGTAAAGACTTTTTAGATGCCATATTAAAGATTTATAACATGACTCCAGCCCAACGCCAAGAATTGGGCGCCAATGGTCGTAATCACATCATGACAAACTATTCGTTTGATCAATATAGCAAAAACTGGGATGAGCTTTTTATGAGCATTCATGAAGAGTGTGGTTCGTGGTCGACAAGAAAAAATTATGAGTCTTGGACCTTCAAGGAGATAAAATGAGAAAGAAGATTTTAGTCAAGGGCCCCGCCCTCTCACGTTCAGGGTATGGAGAACAGACAAGGTTCGCCCTCAGATCCCTCAGATCCCAGGAAGAGAAGTATGACATTTATTTACAGAATATCCCATGGGGTGCCACTGGGTGGATCTTTGAGGTCAACGAAGAGCGCGAGTGGATCGATAGTACACTAGCTAAAACTGTCAAGCATACAGCCTCTGGTGGCAAGTTTGATATGTCCTTGCAGGTCACAATCCCAAATGAGTGGGAAAAGTTAGCTCCGATAAACATCGGATATACGGCCGGCATTGAGACAAGCCAAATCTCTCCACATTGGATTGAAAAATCAGAAGTGGTTGATAAGATAATCACAATATCCAAGCACTCCCGGGACGTTTTCTTAAATACAGTCTATGATGTGCAGAACAAGGAAACCGGTGCTGTCGTTAAGGGCTACAGATGTGAAACACCCATCGAAGTAGTCCACTACCCAGTGAGAAGCGTTGAACCGGCCGCTTTGAGTTTGGATCTAGAAACAGATTTTAACTTCTTGATGATAGCTCAATGGGGAGTTAGAAAGAACCTAGAGAATACCTTACGATGGTTTGTTGAGGAATTTATTGATCGTGACGTTGGCTTAGTCCTCAAGACGAATCTAGCGAACGATTCGGTTATGGATCGCGTACATGCAGAAGAGCGCCTAAAAAGTCTTCTAGATTCGTACAAAGACAGGAAGTGTAAAGTGTACATGATACACGGCACAATGTCTGATAGTGAATTGGCCGGACTCTACACACATCCGAAAATTAAAGCTCTAATTTCTTTAACTCACGGTGAGGGCTACGGCCTTCCAATTTTTGAAGCCGCTTATAGTGGCCTACCGATTGTCACTGCTGGCTGGAGTGGCCATGTAGACTTCCTAAGTGCCCCAGTCAAAGATAAGAAGGGCAAAATGAAAGTCAAGCCACTTTACGCATCGGTCGATTACGAAGTCAAGCGAATTCAGAAAGAGGCTCGATGGGAAGGCGTCATCGAAAAGAAATCAGAGTGGTGTTATCCCCGCGAAGGCAGTGCAAAAATGCGCATGCGAGAGGTCTTTAAAAACCATAAACTAGCCCAAAGTCGCGCCAACAAATTGCAGAGTTGGATCATCGATAACTTTACAGAAGAGTCGAAATATGAACAATTTGCGAATGCAGTTTGTAATGAAACGCTTAACTTAGATTGTGAATATGTTTTTGTCAGCGACAGGTTCGCTGATCAAGCGCCCGGCGGAGCAGAATTGAGCCTGCAGGCTGTAATCGACAGCACACCAGCCGATTATATTAAACTTAACGCAGCTGACGTTAGTTTGGGTTTGATTGAAAAGTTGCAAGACAAAACTTGGATATTCTCTAACTTCACTTCTTTGGACAAGACTCTGATTCCTGTAGTAGCAAGAGACTTAAAGTATTACTTTATAGAATCAGATTACAAATACTGCGAACACAGACTACCACAACTTTGCCAGATCTTCAATGGCTGCGAAGATTGTGATTGCGTCGAAAAAGAGTCCGGACAATTAATTAAATTGTTCTGTGATAACGCGCAGTTACTGTTCTTCCGTTCTGAGAAACAGCGCGAACATCATTTATCTGCCCTGGCTCTAAATAAGAAGAAGACGAGAATAATGTCCGCTGTGTTCACATCGGAGATACTAGACTTACTGCAAGAAATGCGCACCACGTTTGCCGACAAGAAAGTGGATGTTTGGGTTATTAGCTCCTCCCCGTCGTGGGTCAAGGGTCATCAAGCTTCTAAGAAATGGTGTGAAGAAAATAAGAAGAACGTATTTGAATTGCATGGTCGATCATATAAAGAATCCCTAGCTTGCTTAGCTCAGGCCCGCGGCCTCTGCGCATTGCCTCCGGGTTATGATACTTGTCCGCGGATGGTGATCGAAGCAAAATTATTAGGCTGTGATCTGGAATTGAATGATAATGTTTTACATGCGAAAGAGCACTGGTTCGATACAGATGATTTGGAGGTTGTAGATACACACTTAAGATCTGTCATTCCATCCTTCTGGGAGGCAGTAACTGGTTAAAATGTCAGATACTCATTTTAAAATTGTTACTTCGATGTACAACGTTGAAGATTGGATTAAAAGAACAGCGTCGAGCATAAAAAATCAGAACTACACAAATTTTCAATGTGTCTTCATTGATGATGCGTCCACTGACAGAACTGTGGAGATCTTAGAAAGCCTCGTAGGCGATGATGAGCGGTTTGCTGTTCTTAAGAATTCAGATAAGAAATATTCGCTAGGCAGGATCAACCAGGGTATCGAGCATGCTTCTCCTGCCGATGAAGATATTATTCTGAGTGTCGACGGAGATGATTGGCTAGCCACAAAAAACGTATTAACTTATCTGGATGAGTTTTATAAGAAGGAACAATGTTGGATGACATACGGAAGCTATATGGAATACCCAACAGGTATGAAGGGTATCGAAGCTTCGGCATATTCTCCGGAAGTCGTCCAAAATAACACATATAGAACAGATCGATGGCGTGCCTCCCATTTAAGAACATTCAAATACAAACTTTGGAAGAACATCGAAAAAGAAGACCTTCTAGACTGGAATGGCAATTTCTTCAAAACGACTATCGATAAAGCTTTCATGTACCCTATGCTGGAGATGGCCGGCCCCCGTGCCAAATATATAGACGAAACGCTCTACGTGTACAATCTGACAAATCCGCTTAACGTGCATAAATCCCGTCGAGAGTTACAATTAAAAACAAACGATTACCTGAGAGGCAAAGAAGCATATGACCGCAAAGACATATTGCATTAAAGAAGAATACATCCACAGAGATGAATATATCCAGAATGTACAAATAGGCTCTGGAGACAAGTTCCAAGATCGAGTGTACGCAAAAGCCCACGAGGTTTGCGAGCGTAATAATTGTATGACTGTACTGGATATTGGATGCGGATCTGCCTATAAGCTGATAAAATATTTTGGTGATAAAATTTTTTTAGGATTAGAACTTGAACCGAATCTGAGTTGGCTTAAAGAAACTTACCCTCATTACCACTTCCGACGTTCTGATTTTGACAACCCTCCCGGTGGCCACTTTGACTTGGTAATCTGCTCTGATGTTATCGAGCACTTAATAGATCCAGATCAGCTGCTAGAATTTGTACAAAAGCTAAGCTTTGGCACATTCGTTGTTTCAACTCCGGAGCGAGACAATATGCAGATTTTACAAAAGGGTCACACTTGGGATGGCCCACCACACAATGTCTATCACGTTAGAGAATGGACGGCACCAGAGTTCAAGCAATACATTTCTCAAACATTCAATGTCGAAGAACAGATATTAACGAAAGGTGAAGAAGTTAGTACAGTTGACGAGTGTCAAATCGTCGTTGCAACTAGAAAATGAAAGTTCTTCTAGACAATGTGAATTTAAATTCCACTAGTGGTCCGAATCACTTTGGATCAAAACTAAATAAATACATAAGTCGCCTGGGGTCGGAACTAGTATCACACCCTTCAGCTGCAGCTCCTGACATTCAATTGTCTTTTATAGAATCCTTCATCGATACGAATTTACCATTAGTTCAGCGCCTCGATGGAATCTACTTCGATATTGATAAAGATAACAAGTTGCTAAACTCAAACATACTCAGGACATATGAGAGATCATCAGGAGTGATATTCCAATCCGAATATTGCAGAGATCTCTGTTTTAGATATTTGGGAGAACACGACAATCATGCCGTCATTCATAACGGCGCCGATTATGAGCTAATAAGAGAGATTACTCCCATGGAGGTCCCTATGCTTAACAAATTCGAAACAGTGTGGTCTTGCGCCGGCCGCTGGCGACCATGGAAGCGCCTCCGACAAAACATAGAATATTTCATTAACTTTTCTGGACCCAACGACTGCTTGATTGTCGCTGGAGATGGTGGCGCCAGTGAGATGATAAAACACGATAGAGTATTTTATGTTGGTAGACTTCCGGTTGATATCTTATTTTCTTTATATAAGAGATCTAAGCACTTTATACATTTGGCAAGATATGACGCTTGTCCAAACGTTGTAGTCGATGCCCGCGCCAGCGGCTGTCAGATCATATGCTCTTCTTTAGCAGGAACAAAAGAAGTCGCTGGCCCAGACGCTACCATTGTCGAAGATATCCCATGGGATTTGGAGCCGGTAAGCACAACGAGAATTCCAGATATTAAGTTCGATAACATAACAAAGAACACATACGATACGAACATCGACATGTCCTTTGTTGCAAAAAAATACTTAAACTTTCTAGAAAAAACTTTACAATAGGATTATTATGTTAGTACAAAAACAAGTTGATAAATTTATGATGAACCTGAACGTTGAGGATGGAGGCATCTCCAGAGTGCTCTATCACATCGGAGAACGCGAGCTAGCGTTTATGTCTCTTTTGCGAGAGACAGTGCAGGAGGGCATGACATGTGTAGATCTGGGTAGTAATATCGGGTACACAACTCTTTTTATGCTCGACAAGGTTGGGCCCCGCGGCCGCGTTTATGCAATTGAGCCCGACCCAAACAACCTAGGTCTCCTTCGAAGTAATGTTAGCCAGAACCACTTCCTAGAAAACTGTGAGATCACTCAATGTGCAATTTCAGATACAGATGGTCAGTTAGACTTTTGGCAGGCCAGCGCTCCGAACCTGAGCAGTATCACCAAACACAAAAATAGCACTCACAAAATCACCGTTGATTCTTACTGTCTTAACACTTTCTTGTCTGAGCGTTCCTATCCAAACTTTATAAAAATGGACGTTGAAGGAGGCGAAGTCAAGATTTTTGAAGGTGGGCTGGAATACTTTACGAAAAATAGAGGCACCACACACTTCTTGGTCGAGGTGCATCCAGCAACCTACAATGAAGACAACGACTTCGAAGCAGTGCTCAAAGAGTACTTCAAGATAGGATTCAACCCCAAATATGTTGTAACCACACCGGTGCCACAGCCGGCCTTATTTGCTGATGCTGGTTACACTCCGTCCCGCACTGTTGAAACCGATGGTTTTCATCGAGGCGTCTACGATGATATTTCACAAGAACATCTACTAGAATTTTCTTGTAGAGAACATCCCGAGGGCCGCAGCAAGAAAATCGTAAGAAGCTTCATGCTTTCCAGAGAAGAGTAAAACATTAAATGTACTTTGACAAAGGATTGAATGACTTTGGGATAGTTCTAAAGGGGGCTAGTGTTGCAAGGATTCATAAGATAGTCGACAATTATCAAGACTGCTATATGGTTAATAATTTTGACCGTAATGCGAATAATGAAGAGTCTGAGTGGAGTTTAGTAGCTCCATTACTTCATGGAAAGAACATTGTTCATTTTGTCAATCGACTTGAAACGGCCCCCCTTCTAAGAGAACATTATGAAGAATTGAATATCCAACATATCCAGTTCACGAAAACAGAGCTGGACGCCCGCCTCCGCGACATGAAAAACCTTTATGAAAGCTATGACCTAACTTGCCATATGCTTCCAGAGGAACTGTTAGAATATAATAGCTTCTTTACGGACAAATATTATATGCGCCCGGGCGATTCCAATTACGCTGTGAAGCACCCGAACACAGGTGTTTTATCGATCATTTATGCTGCTCATGTTTTGAAACCCAAGAACTTGTGGATTGCTGGTTTGGACTTTTATCAAAACGATTACCTGTTCAGAAGGCCGTGGATTGCGCCCCTAAAGAATCAACAGTTGAAAATGAAAAACACTCAGATGGTAGAGCACTTTGTCGAGATCATCAAAAAGCATCCGGATATTAATTTTAAGATGATAACTAATGCGAAATTACCAAGTTTAGATAACTTGGAGATCATAGAGTGACAGAGTATAAAGATCTTTTTGGGCCCGCCGAGTTACGTCTTTTTCTAGAGAAGATCAAACCCGATGAAAAATATAATGATTATCTTAGAGGCAAGCGCGTCGCCATAGTGGGCCCATCGAAACATATGCTGGCATATGACGCCGGCAGTGTTATTGATGAATATGATGTTGTTATTAGAATGAAGTGGGTTGATATCCTACCACTCTCAGAACACTGCAATGGCAAATATGTAAAACACATCGGCAGTAAGACTGATGTTGTATACGGTAATAGGTTTCTTATTGTTAACAACATGATGCAGGAATATCTAGAGTATTTTAAAAGATCTGAAATAGATCACTATAGAATCCCCGATAATAAGGTTTCGAACCACTTTTTCTCCAAGGAACTAGCATGCGGCACGACGTATACAGAATACGCATGCGGAGATTTTGGACTTCAGTATCAATCTATCACACAAACAGATGGTACAAGATATTGGCCGCAAACAGGAACGGTGGCCATCATGGAAGCAATTGCTAGCGATGCTGCAGAGATTTTCGTTAGTGGCATAACCATGTATCATGGCGGTGGCCACATCTTCCAGAAGAATAAGAACCCCACACACAATCAGCCTATTGTGGGAAAACATCACGGCGTGTTAGAAACAGCAATGTTAATAGATTGCTATGAATTATCAGAAAATCGTGGTAAAATAAGATTTGATGAGCCCCTGTATAACATTATGAACATGTACAAACAGGGTTTAGCCACGAAGGAAATTACAAAAACAATAAATGAGTTTGTAAATAAACTGGAATGATAACAGACAAGAAAATTTTAGCAGTCACTCTCGCCCGCGGCGGCTCAAAGAAGATTCCGAGAAAAAACATAATCGACATCAATGGTAAGCCGCTGCTAGCCTACACAACAGAGATCGTCAAGGAGAGTCAGTATGTGGATAAACATATTGTATCGACGGATGATTTGGAAATTGCAATGATCGTAGAAGAATGTGGAGCCGAGTTGCATATGAGGCCCCCCCTTTTGGCACAAGATGATACTACCTCTGCAGCTGCGTTGATGGATGTTGTGCAAAGCAACCCCAACTATGACTATGTGGTGGAAGTCATGGCCACAAATCCATTAAAAACGACAGAAGACCTTGACAAAGCACTAGAGAAGCTTTATGATACTGGAGCTGACTCTGTTGTATCGGTAGTGAGAATATGGGATCACCACCCCTCTAGAGTCAAATATATCAAAGAAGACAAGTTAATGGATTTTTACCCAGAGATACCCGAATCCCGCCGGCAAGATTTAACACCGGCAGCATATGTCAGAAACGGAAGTATATATGCAACGACTGTGGAGTCTTTCCTAGAACATGAGGTTCGCCTAGGCCCAGATACAAGGCCCTATATTATGTCAGAAGAGAACACGATTAATATCGATGAACCTAGAGATTTAGAGTTAGCAAGAATAATACTTAAATGAAAATTATATGTATAACACCAGTGACTGATACCATGATGCAGAACCTTGAGACGAAAGGTGATGTCACATACTGTCCAAATATTAACAAAAATCAGCTGTCAGAGGCTCTTAAGGAAGACTACGACGTTATATTCACCAACCCTAACAAACAGGGTTTCGTGCTTGATAAGGGCCTCCTGGGGCCCTCTAGCGTGTCTGTAATCTGTACAGCCTCGACGGGTACTAACCATATTGACAAAAAATACTGCCAAGACAACAATATTACTATATTTTCTATAACGACGGATTATCCACTTTTGAGGAAAATCACATCAACAGCAGAGCACTCTTTTGCTCTAATGATGGCCTTGTTGAGAAATCTACCTAATTCACAGAATTCTGTTATTGCCGGGGCATGGAACTGGGAACCGTTTTTAGGTCGCCAAATCAACTGTTTGAAAATTGGTATTGTTGGCTATGGCCGCCTAGGCGAGATGATGGCGCGCTATTGTGCCGCTTTCGGAGCAGAGGTTTATATCTGTGATCCATATAAAAGTACAGACATGAAATACCCCCAGGTTGATTCTTTAGAGCGACTGTTCGAAATTTGCGATGTGGTTTCTCTCCATGTGCATGTCACAGATGAAACAAAATATTTTATTAATAAAAAATTGCTTGCAAAAGTAACCAAATCAGTGTATCTTATCAATACGTCTCGTGGTGAGGTTGTTGATGAGAAGGACATCATTTCCATGTTAGAATCAGGTAAGTTAGCTGGATATGCGACAGATGTCGTTGAGGATGAATTTGGAGACGTATCGAACAGTCCAATAATCCAACACTTAGAAGATTTAAATATTATTGTTACTCCTCACATTGGGGGTATGACAAGTGATGCTAGGGAACTAGCTTATAATGGAGCAATTAACAAATTGGAGAATACAAAATGACAGAAATTATTGCTGAAATCGGTTGGAATCATATGGGAGACATCGAGTTGGCTGATCGTATGATCGGTGCTGCAGCCCGAAGTGGCGCCACTTATGCTAAATTTCAAACTTGGTCTGTTTCTAGGTTGAAAGACGGAGAGTGGGACAGGGACGGCCGCCGCCAAATCTACGAAAATGCAGAATTAACCGCAGCTGATCATATAGACTTGATGAACCTGTGTGACAAGCATAGCATTAAATTTCTATCATCAGTGTTTAGTGTTCCAGATGCTCAACTGCTAGCAGACTTGGGCCAGTCATCGGTTGTTAAGATTCCGAGTTTTGAATGCAGAAATGTAGAATTAATTGATTTCTGTAATGAGCACTTTAAGAAGGTTTATATGTCAACAGGCACATCCAAGTGGTCAGAATTACAGGAAATCGTACCAAGGTTCGATAAAGCTGAACTCACCCTTCTTCACTGTGTCTCTTCTTATCCATGCTTGCCAACCATGGCAAACATTTCAAAGCTAGCTGACTTAAAAACTCTTTGCCCTCGTATCGGCTATAGCGACCATATCATGGGAGTGGAGTCCGCGAAAGTGGCGTTAGCCTATGGTCTAGACGTTGTTGAGAAGCATTTTACGGTAGACCATGACCTTCCGGGCCGCGACAACAAGTTTGCAGTACTACCAGAGGAACTTAAGAGCCTATCGGAATTTATCACACTTGTCAAAGAGATGCATCAGTTTCACGGGCTAGACTATCAGGCCGCAGAGGAAGGTGCCCGCAATGAATACGCGGGAAGATTTAATGGCTGATAATATCTCTATTATTATTCGAAACAGGAACGAGGAGAGGTGGATAGGTTATGCTATTCAGTCTTCTCTAGACACATTTGAAAATCCGGAGATTATTGTCATTAATAACAATTCAGTGGATCAGTCAATGGAGATCGTGAACGAGTTCTGTTTTTCTAATATTAAGATTTCAAACATTGACAATTATACCCCTGGTCGCGCCTTGAACACTGCAGTGAGGGAGGCATCAAACGAAACAATTTTGATCCTATCAGCTCACAGTGTTATAACGAAGCCAGTCGATTTGGAAAAAGTCCAAAGACAGCTTCAGGAACATGTTGCTGTATTCGGAAAACAAACACCAGTATATCGCGGCCGCAAGATCACAAAGCGTTACGTTTGGTCACACTTTACAGACGAATCTGTGGTTAATATGTGGTCTGAGCCCGAGAGCAGACACTTCCTTCACAATGCTTTCTGCTTTTATAACAAAGGGGCATTGCTGGAAAATAAATTCGATGAACGGCTTTCTGGTAAAGAGGATCGTTACTGGGCTAATAAGGTTGTATCACGCGGCCTGACGTACCTATATGATGTAGAGTTACAATGTGACCACCATTGGACCCCAGCCGGCAACACTTGGAAAGGTTTGGGCTAATGAGAATTGTTGCGTTTATACCAGCCAAGGGGAATTCGAACAGACTTAAGGGGAAAAACATGTTTCCTCTGAAAGATAAACCTCTAATTTGTTGGACTTTCGACGCGATCAAAGAATCAAAATACTTAGATGAGGTATATATTTCGACAGATAGTGAAGAAATCTCTAACATTTCCTTACTTTACGGCTTTAACGTCATAGAAAGGCCTCCGGAGCTTACGCTACAACATGTTGGAAAACAAGAGGTTTTAGAACATGCGATTGTTGAAATAGAAGATGTGGAAAAAGTAGATTATATTTGTATGCTACAGGCAAATTCCCCTCAGATTGAGGCTTCTAAGATAGACGAAGCTGTCGAGAAAGTTGTAAATTCGGCCGGCGAGGTGTGGGAGTGCTTATCGATAAACAAAGAAACCTTGTTTACTGATGGTGCTATAAGGGTTTTTCACCGAGATTGCTTAACTCGCAAAGGCCTAGGCATGTATATAAGTACTGTTTTGACCGATTACGTTGACGTACATACGATTGAAGATATAAGAAATATAGAGGCTACAGGCGCTTAGATGTATAAAGTTACTGTTGGTATATGCTGTTTTAATCAAGACGATTGGGTGTATCGTTGTTTGAGGAGTCTATCATCTCAAAGTATGCACAAAGACGATTTTGAAGTTGTTATTGTAGACGATAACCACAAACCCAGCCAAACGCTAGAGGATGTATGCGCCGCAATGTCTAACGTATTGAACATACGACTGGTAAGGAACGAAACGAACATTGGCCTGCCCGCCTCATTGAATAGGATTCTAAAAACGGCCCGCGGCAAATACTTTGTTAGAGTAGACTCTGATGATTATGTGTCCAGGCATTTCCTCTATATGTTATCGACGTTTTTAGAGATGAATGAGAACTATCAAGCCGTTTATTGCGATTATATGAAAGTCAACCATGTTGGCCAGAAGTTGGGGTATTATGATGCACATACTGCCCCTATAGCGTGCGGTGTCATGTTTACATATGAATCACTTTGTTCATTAAATTTTTATAACGAAGAGTATAAAATGAGAGAAGGGCATGAATTGTTGGAGAGATTCCAGCAGAATTATTCAATGTACCACCTAGAAGCACCACTGTATCGGTACAGGATACATGAAGAGAATAGAACAAACAACAAAAAGCAAGTAGAATACTACGATTCAAAGCTTAAAGGAGAAGAAAATGGCTAGATGTTTAGTAACAGGGCATAAAGGGTATATTGGTACCAAGCTCGTTGAGGAATTAGAACGACAGGGGCATGAGGTCGTAGGGATCGATCTGCAAGATGGAAAAGATGTAATATTAGAATTGCAAGAACATACAGATGGAGGGTTTCACCCCCACTACGTAAATTTTAAACCAGAATATCTGTTCCACTTAGCTTGTATCCCTCGCGTCGCCTACAGTGTAGAGCAACCTGTTGAAACAATGCAGAACAACGTTCTAGCCACTAGCGTTGCCCTTAATTTTGCGCGCAAGAACGGGGTAAAGCGGTTTGTATATTCAAGCTCCTCTTCGGTACGTGGCAATGGGAATGGTCCTGTTAGTCCATATGCTCTTCAGAAGTACACATCTGAGTTAGAAGTGGGAATGTACAGCGCCCTTTATGGCACGATGGACACTGTGTCTCTTCGTTACTTCAATGTTTATTCACACGATCAACAGGCCTCTGGCCCATACGCTACTGCCGTCGCAGCATATATGAGAGCCGTGAGAGAGGGTACCACCCCTCACATCACTGGAGATGGAGAGCAGCGCCGCGATATGTCTCACGTACTGGATATTGTTTCTGCAAACATATTCGCCATGGAACACACTAAGGATTTTTCTGGCCAACACTTTGACGTTGGAACTGGAAGTAATATATCTCTTAACCAGATAAAAAATATTGTACAAAAACACCACCCTAGTGTAGAATTTGAATATGTTGAAGACCGCGCCGGCGATGTACGCAATACAAAAGCAAATATGGTGCCACTAATGGAATTGGGATGGACGCCTAGCTGGAATATTAACGATGGCATTGAGGACTGTTTTGAGCGAACGAGAGTAGGGTAGTATGAAAGAGAAGATCGGTATTATAGGAAATGGATTTGTAGGCTCTGCAATTGCGTCCGGCTTCGCGCTGCATGCAGATGTGAAGGTCTATGATGTAGATACAACTAGGTCGACCCACAGCATGGGGCATGTCATAAATGAATCTAATGTTATTTTTGTTTCGGTACCGACTCCAATGCTTCACACCCTAGGCGGAAAGATTGATACAACAATCATGGATGGGGTTTTCGAACAAATTTCCATGTTGAATAATCGAAAAGACAATATCTTTGTGGTGAAATCTACAATTGTACCCGGAACAATCGAGAGGTACATAGAAAGATATCCCAAGCTCAACATCGTGTTTAGTCCCGAGTTCTTAACCGAACGTGCTGCGCGCTTTGATTTTATTAATGCATCTAGGATTATTTTAGGTGGAGAATCCAAGCTAACTGAGCAAGTGGAAAACACTCTAAGAGTAAGGTTCCCCCATGTTAGAATCATCCACACAGATGTAGCTACGGCTCAATTTATCAAGTATATGGCAAATTGCTTTTTCGCAACAAAAGTTTCATTCATGAATGAGATGAAACAAGGAGCAGACAAATTGGGCGTTAATTGGGATGATGCCATATTAGGCTTCATCACAGACGGCCGTATCGGGAATTCGCATATCGATGTCCCAGGTCACGATGGTAGCCTAGGTTTTGGAGGCAAATGCTTTCCAAAAGACTTGAATGCATTTATTGAACTGTTCCACGAGAATGGTATTGATCCGGCAGTTATGGAATCAGTTTGGAAGAAGAATTTAGAAGTAAGAAAAAACTTAGATTGGGCCGAGATTGTCGGCGCAGTAACTAACAAAAACTAAGAGGAGTTTTAAGATGAAGTTAAGTAAGCAAGCACTTGGGGCAATCATGATGACCCTACAGAAATCATTAATGGAACAAAGCGATATCGTTCCAGTTTTAGAGGGGTTTAATTTGACTCCAGATGAGGACGATGGAAACGTATTGCACGTTGCAAACCCCCCTGTCGTCAGTTTCGAAAACGTTAACCCTGAGGTCGCAACCGCAGAAACCACCGAGACTGATACTACAGATACAGAAGCATAAAACATGCCGAGATACACATATCAATGTAGTTCCTGTAATGACATGTTGAATGTGTATCACTCCATTAAGGACGTTTTGGAAGATTGTACCTTATGCGAGACTACGGGTTCTTTGGGCCGGCTATTGAGTCGACCTTTATACACTACGAAAGTTGCAACAAAAGCAAAAATCGGAGAAGTCACAGAAAACTTTATCGAGGATGCTAAGAAAGAACTAGCCCAGCAAAAGAAAGGGCTAAAGAAAAAAAGATGATAATAGTTGTTATACTATCTGTATTATTGAATATTCTTTTAGTCTGGTATCTGTATAAGGTGCTGGCCAAATTATTGTATACTTCCGACAACTTGGGCGACTTATATCTCATCACTAGAACATACAAAGAAATGGTTAGCTCCATGTATGGTATGGATATGTTTTATGGAGAGCCTGTGATACAAGAACTACTCGCGCGATCCAAAGAATTGGTTGAAGAGATTGAGAAGTTTGAGGAAATATACGAAATTACAACGAATATTGAATTTGAGGATGAACTAGATGCCGCCGAAGAAGAGAAAAAAGAGAACTAAAAATTTATATTTTACCAAAGATCACGAACTAGCGATCATTGAATATACAAAAACTCCGTCAAGAGCTAAGAGATCAGAGTTGTATATCGAGTGGATTCAGCCGGCCTTTGATCAAATGGTAGACAAAATTATTTATACTTACCGGTTTGGTAATCTGCCAAACATTGAGTACCTTAAGCAAGATTGCAAGATCTGGTTAACCACCATTTTAGATAAATATGATCCAAGCAAAGGATCGAAGGCGTTCTCATACTTTTCAGTTGTTACAAAAAACTGGTTTATTCATAAAGTAAAAAAGAACAACACTCGGGCCCGTAGAGAAGTCTTTCTAGAAGATATAACTAGCGAAAGAGACGTTGAGAAGATCAGCGAAGAGTTGAGTTATATTAGAGAAAGGCAAATGAAAGAGTTCTGGTTGCACTTTTACCATGAAATGAACACGTGGCACAGCGCAAACCTCAAGCCGAATGAACGAAAAGTTTTAGAAGCTATCCGAATTTTGTTTGAAAGTTCGGAAGATATTGAAATTTTCAATAAAAAGGCTATTTACTTATACTTACGAGAGCTTACAGGTCTTAACACCAAGCAGGTTGTTAACATACTTAACAAGTTACGAGCGAAATACAGGAATTTTAGGAACAAATGGGACGCGGGCGAGATTTAGAAGAGTACATAGAGGAGATCACGAACAACGTGCGAGAAGATCGCGCAGTTGCTAAGGTCCTTCTCATTGAAGCAATGCATGAGATGAAAAGCTCCGATGTCGCGCGCAAAGATCTAGGGCCCTTGGCAGCAAAATACGTCGAGAACCTGCAGCGTTCCAACGAACAACTCGTTAAACTGTCGGCTATAATTCAGAGAAAAGACAACAAAAATACAGGCTTATCCGCGGAAGACAAATCAGACATATATGAGATGATCAAGGATAAGGAGTGATGGGCGAGATAGAGCGTTTTGTAAGACTCTGGCCAAAAAACACAAACACTGGAGCAGAAAAAAACGCCATCAACACAAGGCAGCACGATGTTGCCAGAGCCGCAAGAAATCTTCTTAGTGAAGCCTCAACGTTAAATATCACCAAGGGTGTTGTATTACATGAGGCGCTAGTACTGAAGGTTAAAGAGTATTCTCCACTTCGCGGCTCAGCACTAGATCCCGATATGGGATTTTTTGAAAATGTGCCACCAAACATAGAACTAAAATGTTTGGTTTTAACCGACCTACAGGCAGAAGCCGTCGAATTACCAAAGAACATTCCAGCTGCAGAGAATTCAGCTGATGATTACTTGATCGAAAATTCTTTTCCATCTTTTATCGGCCGAGCTTTCGGAGAGCATGCCGTCGAGGTCGGCGATATTGTCATAGTTCAGGTAAGGAACCCGAACTCCAAAGACGGATATTACATTAAAAAAACAGGCAACAGATATACACCAGATACTGGAGGCCAACATACTAGCCCAGAAGAAGTACACAGGAATTTAACTGCAGGGCCCGGGACCATGGGCAATCTTCTCGGCGCCGCCCCCCCTGTCGGTCGCCCCGATACCGTTTTAGTCTTTGGCGATAGCCAAATACAGGGCGCTATCGGCCGAAGCTTAGAAAAACAGCTGCCAGAGCATGGCTGGACTATAGTCGGTGGCGGGCGCCTAGGGAAGACCGGCTCTCGACCCTCTTTCTGGGTTAAAAACGACGGCCTAAGCGCAGATCTTAGACAGAGACTACAAGCTCGCCCGGCGATAATAGTAATCAATCTTGGGGGCAACGGGCTTAGTGGCACTGAGAGTCTATTAAGCTTAATTGCCGAATTGTCCCCCTTATCGAAAGTTATTTGGCTTGGCCCCCCTCCTGCAGTAAAACCAACCCAAGAACCTTCAATCCATCAGCTAGTTTACGCGACACCGTGTCCGGATGAAACAGATGAGCAACGTTGCAATCGCTATTATCTTAAATACGCTGAAAAGAGAGAGGACTTGTCGATGAAACTCTTCGACAAGATCAGCTCCCGCGAATCCCAGCAGAATGTAATATCAATTAATGCCATCGCTGCATTCGCGCAATTAGGAATGGCTTCTTCTCCAGATGGTGTACATGTTGTTAATCCATGGGCAACTCGATATATTGAGAAGATAATAGAAATGCACATTGGCCCAGCGCCGGTTTAATGAATGCATAAAATATAAAATATAGCTAATTATTAACAGGACTTATAATGACAAACGAAATTGAAAGATTTTATAGAACTTATAAAAAGAATGTTTCTACCGGGAACACTCTGCCTGCTATTGATCAAAGACAGACTCGCGCCACTAGGCACCTTCGGGAATTAATAGAGAAACGATCTTCGCTCGATATAACAGAAGGCATACACGAGTATGACGCTTGGGTATTGAGAGTCGACCCGTGGTCACCTGACCCTGGAACGTCCCTAGACCCTGATATGGGGTTTTTTGAGAACGACGCAACTAACTTTAAAATTTACTGCGCGATACTAGACTCCCCAATAACTGATTGTTATGACCTGCCCGCCGCCGCCGAGCTTGGCTCTCCACCCGGTACCCCCGGCGGCATGAAAATAGAGAGCTTTCCTGAGTTTATCGGCCGAGTTTTTAATGGCACCGAAGGCTGGCCCGAGATCGGAGACGTTGTAAGGGTTACATTCAATGGCCAGGGTTTCACTCGGGGGTACTACCTAGGAAGAACTGGCGCCAAATACCTTCCGGGTGAAGGCGGTTCAATTTCGCCACCTCCGTCCGGACCTTTTGGTGCCCTTGGTTCGCAGGCGGGCATGATTGGCGGAGGTTCTTGTGTCGAAGGTACCGGCGCCGCCGGTTCTGTGCGCTTCACTTACAATGAGCTTAAGATCCTGCGTCCGCCCTTGCAAGAGCTTTTAGAATATATCGCCGCGCACGAATCTAGGGGTAACTATAACGCCGTTAATCGCGGCGTCGGCGGAGACACCAGGGGCGGCTCAAAACCTTTAATTGGCAAAGAACTGACTGAATTGACAATTGGAGAATTATTAAGTTATATGAAGGGCGGCTCGCGCGCCGCAGAGACTGGTGTCGGCGGAAAGACTGAAAAGCACCCCAATGGGACAGTCGGTTTCCTAGCAACAGGAAAATATCAAATGATCCCAGTAACGCTTCGAAGTTCAATATCTAGTGCAGGCGTGAGCGAGGGTGAACTCTATAATGTAGAAACTCAGGAGACTTTAGGTGTTTATTTATTATTAAAGAAACGGCCAAAATTGGGTAAATACCTCCTAGGCATCAGCAATGATGAGTGCGGCGCCGCCCAATCGGCAGCATTAGAATGGGCATCTCTACCGCTACAGTATGCTCGTTCGAACGGCTGTCAACGAGGCTATAGCGCATATTGTGTAGGTGGAGCAAATGCAACAGGGAAATTATCCCGCAGCCCCGAGGAAGTGATTTCAGTACTTCGTTCCGCTCGATCCAAGGTATTACAAAATTCTAGTTCAAGACAATTAATAGCTAGCAAGGGCTATGAGATACAGGAGGCGGTTGTATAAATCATGGGCGAAGAGAGCAAATACACAAAGCCGCGTACAATAAAGCCGGCTAAAGACTTATCCGGGCTATCCCCGGGCGCCATAGCTGCAACTGAAGCAATGCGCAACGCCCGACTAGCCCACATGAATTCTGGTATTGGCGGCGGCCGGCAGACTGAAGCTATCCCTGAATTCAACAATACTCCATCTGAGCACATAATCTCTGCCAGAGATTTAGGACGAAACGCCTCGATAGTATTAGGTTTCGACCGACAAACTACGAAAACCACCGGCTACGGGGGCCGCGGCCACACTCAAGCAGCTGCAATCGATATTGTCGTCGGCCGCGGCGGAGCGTACGCCACTCAAGTAGACGAACTGGGTAAAAAGGTTAAAGCGAATGTAGGCTTCGAAGTTGATTCGGCGAGGATATACATAAGTCAAAAATCAGATATTGATGATTATTTTCGTATCAATGAGGGATCCGTAGGTAGCCCAAAGGGCAGATCTGCAATTGCTATGAAAGCCGATAGCGTAAGGTTAGTGGCTAGAAAGGGTATTAAACTAGTAACAGGAACGGACACAAGGGATTCAATGGGTTTCAGACAAATGGAATTTCAAGGGATCGATTTGATGGCTGGCAATCCAGAAGATGAGACAGCCATGCAGCCACTAGTACGAGGCGATAACTTACAAGAAGCCTTAGATTCCCTGTGCGATCAGATAGTTAAACTAAGAGGTATCGTGCACGGATTTATAATGTCACAAAGAGAATTCAATGGGCAGATTTTATCGCATACTCACAATTCTCCATTTTTTGGCATTCCGACCGGGCCTTCTTTTGTTTTGATGCCGGGTGGTGTCAAGACAATCATACAGCAGGTTGCAACCACGGAGAAGGATATGAATTTACACGTTACGACTTTGGAAGCATGGAGAACCATGTACTTGAATCCAGTCAAAATGGACACCTACATTAACAGCAACTACAACAGGACCAATTAAAAGAAGCTCATGACAAAAAGAATGCCAAACAGTAGATGGAGCCTAAAAGAGCTTAATAAACCGTACGAAGAAGACGGTTTGTATAAAATTGTTGTACGTTCTGATAACAGAACAAAAGACGGTATGTTGGTCGATTATGCGTCCACCGAGGTTCTTTTAAAAGCAATTGAACTCGCATATGATTACTATGGGAAATTAGATATAGGCCCGCGGGCAATATCTCCAATAATAACAACGGAGTCTGCAATTGCGGGACAGTTTTCCCCTCGTCTTACTGTACAGGACTTTTTTGTAGACGGCCGCCCCAACTCGGCTGCAAAATTGTTGGTTACTTTCGACAAAGGTGCCATGGACGCATATCCGGAGATCCAACCCGCTATATTACCGACAGATGTGCAGCGACATATCTCGACCCTTTCTTTAGGGCAGAACATAAAGAAGCTTAAAGGACTTTTTACTGATTATCACAATACTGCAAAGTTCTTTGATGGGAAGATTAGCCCTCACGTTAATTTTCTAAAAGAACATCAAAGGCTTGAACTGTGGTACGAAGCTCTAACCGATATGGTAGAGATGAACGGCTATAAAATAAGAGAAGATGAAGATGACACGATCATATTAACGCTAAGCTCTAATTATGAGCTGGTTTATGCAGAGATGCTGCAGTCCGGAATCGACAGGCCACTGACAAGGGGATTTAAATACTTTAAATCGAAGACTGTTTTAGGAAACCCAAGGACAAACGCCTTAGCGCTAAATGTAAAAGAGATGATGTCAATCCGTAAGAGGCCCCCTTCTTGGAGCCAGTTCTTACAAGACTATATAATCTCTGGCAAAGAAGACGCAACAATCAAGATTATGCACTCTGGGCGCCCCAGGACTGACAAGATGTCAGAAATTCTAGCAGATATAGCTAAGAACGAAAACAAACTATTCCAGTCTGCGAAAGCTTCAGAAGAAGAGAAAGCCCGAATCCGCGAAGACATTGCCACTGGAAAGATAATGTTTAACGAAGCGGCAAGCGAAAAAGAAGAGAATATTCAACAAAGCTTAAGCGCCCTAGCTGAGAAGATGAGGAAAGTAAACAGCGCGAAAAAACTGGTTAGCGAGGTCATAATGAAATATGGCATCGACAACTTGATTAGTGCCGGCCTTGAGTGTTTGATGCTTAGAACTGGGATTGATATTCCAGATCTTCCAGATATTCCCGGTATATCTCCGTTCGAAAAACCAACTCCGCCCAAAGAGTTTAAACTTCCAAAATTTCCAACTGAACTACCAACATTCGATCCTACAGTACTCATGGCCCGCGGCATAAAGGAGGCTCTTAAAGGCGCCCTCGATGGAGCGATCAAAGCCATGATAAGTGCTGTCGCCGATATCATCACCGATCTATGTGCTGACACAAACTACGGAGAGACAGAGCCGATATCTCTTGCCGTAGCTGGAAATTTAAGCCCCATCGAAACAGGTAAAGGCCCGGGCGCCCTGGACTCCTGCTATCAAAACTATTCCTTGACGACTGGCGAAGGGACCGTACTCATAGATGCAGTCTCAGATGTCCTATCTCCAATTGAAGTGTGTGATCTGTTGAATATGAGTCCGTCTTCTAGCGTTCTAGAGACGATAACGGATATTGTTGAGCAACAGAATCTAAAAATGAATTTCATGACAGATGAGGATATTATCGATTTCTTCGGCTGCTTGGGAGATTTGATTGATCCAAGCTATTGCGATGCAATATATAATCCTCCAATTTTGCCATCTGACGTAGATCCATGCTTGTTCGAAGATCAGCTCGTAGATGCATTGAATGACACTGACTTATTTAATGATCTAAACGATCTGCTGGACTTAATAAATAACAATGAACAAATATTGGATCCGATTGACATATGCGCCACAGGAATAGTTCCACCATTTAGTGGCATGCCCACTCTCGTTCATTCGCTGGGTTCTGCCCTCGATGCATCCCTCATGCCCGCGCAGACTTCATTCATTAACGATGTTAGTGGCATAAAGAGTTTATATCTCATAGTTGATCCAAAACAGCCAAATGCAGAATTAATAGAAGAACTTATCGCCGCGGAAGCAATAAAGGAACAAGACGACGAAGACGAACGCGAACGCAGAATGGGACATCTAAACAACTTTTTAGCAATAGATGCCTTCGCCGGCCAAGAAGATATAGCAAACGTCACTAGGCTTATCGAAGCCGGCAACGCGGCCATAATGGCCAGCGCGCAATACAGCGTTGTATCTGATTTCAAGAGGAAATTAGAAAGGATTGAAACAGATATTATAACTCCATTTGACGCTTCTGTTTTAAATATAGAAGATTGGACTTTCTCCGTGAATTCTGGATCAAAGAAGATCCACTATGGCGCCCCCGATATGCTTCTTTTGGAAGACACTATAGACTCAGAGAATTCTCTGCCTGTCAATGCTAGTGCTCTAGACTTCAGCACACAAGCTTCGCCATCTGTGCTTAAGCAGCGCGACGCTACGTCTAGAGACTTCTCTAATATCATCCACGATGCAATTGCCACCCTCGCTTCGGCGCCGGCTAATAACGCCGATGTCACGGCTGATTTGTCAAATAAACAATACTTTAACTTAGTTTTGTCAATGTTGAGGTCTGCAGCCCATGGCATAACAAAATCTCCCTTGTTTGAGTCGGACAACTTCAGAAAGTTCGCACTGGTCCCAGTTCCGTGTCAAGATGGAACAGAGCTAAACTCCGGAGATCTTCTAGATTTGGAGAACATAAAAAACAGCGCTCTACAAGATTTCTTTCAAGGCACTTGTTTAGATGGTGAATTTGAAGTTGGCCCGGTCGAAGATGCAATGCTTTTTGCAACTACAAACGTGTACATCCAAGTTTATGTTATAGAACAGTTAATAAAGAACCTGTTCTTATTTAATGTTTATGGAACGGCCGAAATCTTATCTGATCCAATGTTGGTCCAACAGATGGTTCGCGATATCAAAAGTGGGTTCTCTATGGAAGCAGAGAGAATATCCCCGGAAGACCCAGAATCTGTTCAACCATCTTTGCATACCACAATCGAAGAATTGAGCATAATATACGTCAGAAAATTGATTGCTGCTCCAATTGAAGGTCAGATTCCGGATCTAATAAATGAGGGTGAGTTCATACAAATGGCCCCCGAAAATGTTACTGCAGACTTCGCCTTAGAGTACATTGTACAAAAGAGATTAATCGACGCATCGGAGACTATAGGAACGATATTATCATCGGGCGCCGTTGGTAGTTTCGGTGCTCAATACTTAGCTTATGGCATACCAACATGTGATCTGTGGATGCCCGCCACGGAGCCAACAGAGGATCATCCCACCTTGCGCACCACCTCAGGGGGCCAAAACACTGAAGGATTGACTTACAAATTTTTGAAGCACGATCCGGTTAACTCCATGGATCCAGAGCAGGCCCCCGACATCTATACAAATATCGGCTTTGACGGTGACATTGCCGACTATATATCGGACAAGGGAGCCCTCGCCAACGAGAGGTATGTTACATTCGATTTCGACAGTGCCGCTTTTGACGCTCTAAGTCCATTCGAACAACTCCTAACCGAGACTTTAATTAGCGTGAATATTCCTGCAGAACATATCAAGCAGACTGGGAATATAAAAAGATATACTACCTCTTTTGATGAGTTTACGAACCTACTCAGAATGGCGAACTATTTCCACGCAGGGCCCGGCCAAGGTCTAACCGTCAATGATATGTTCGAAAATTTACCTCCAATTACTTTAAAGGCCCCGAACGCTAATGGCATTTCTACCAAACAAATTAGATTAACACAAGATAACTACGAACAGCTCAGGTTTATGTCAAACCTTATCTCTGATCGATATGACGGCGGAGCCCGCGTCGGCGGCCTTCGGGTATTAGATCCCGACGAAATCCAATATCAGGCCTTCGATATGGCTGAAGAATTGGGCATACCTGAATCATTCTGGAGTACTCCTCGCATCGACTGGGTGGCGCCAAAACTCATCGACTGGCCATGGTGGGGTTCAGACAACCCCGGTCCGGCCCATGACTGGCCTGCCTCATGGAGTAATTATAATTTAGAAAATGGCGAAGGGGACAACGAAGCCCCGCAAAGAATATATCTAACACCACCGATTGACAGCGCGTATGAATACCCCAGCGGATGGCCAATCTATCCGAGTAAATTTGTTTATAAATCAGGAGTGAACGATCCAGCCGAAATAGATCCTGACGCTTCACAGCCCGCCGGTTTAAACTCATTTTGGCGGTCTGTTGAAGACTTCCCAGATTTCTTAAGGCACATCACGATGTCTCAAATAGAAGATATACTGACCGCCGGCGGAGCTGCTTCGACTACTAATATACTTACTGTAGGTGAGCCACCGCCTGTGCCATTAGCTTTACTCTCTATCTTTGAGAACATAAAAATTGGTACAAGGTTGGTGTACTACACGGGATATCGAACTTTCGATGATCTATATAATAGCGGCTATTTCAATCTATACGCAGCTGCAACTCCAGAAGAGCAGGAAACTAAATGGATCGAAGATAGAATAGGGCTGCCCATCAAAGGCCGCGGCCCAAACTACGTATTCCCAATTGATCTAGGTGTAAAATCTGAAATTGGGATCCTGTCAAATCTGACATCCACTGTTTCAAGCCCCGGGTCATTCATTCACACATCTTTTGAGAATTTGAAAAAAGACTTGTACGAGGGCATGACCGCGACAACTGCGTACAGAAACTTATTCGTTTTACCCGGACTTGAACGCGAAAATGCGATCTTACCTGCAAAACAAGTGATTGCTTTTCTGGCCCTGCTGGGTCAGGCCGTCAACAGCGACAAAGCTACTGAAATTAATAAGATTTTTGATGATACGAAACTTAGTTTAAGGTTCGTATTAAGGGCTCTGCTAGCCGGAAATGACTTCGCATATGAGGATCCGGAAAACAGGACATCTGCACAGGCAGCTCGCGATGCTGTGTTGAACATTACTGGCGCCGGCGCCGCGCCATTCGCACAGATGGGGGCATCTTTTATTATTAAAATGCTGATTGAGGCTCCGAAAATGATCCTCAAGGGTCTAGCGGAATTGGTAGATCCGCACGTTGTTATAGGAAACATGATAAAGAATATATCAGGCACCGCGTTGACACAAATACCATCTAGCTTACCGTTCGAAGAATTGTTAGATTTGATACAAGGTCAGATTGACCGACAGGCAGAATCTGACCTTATACCCCCGCCCCTGGTGCCCCAAGTTAGAAAGACTGGAATAGATCTTGTTGGCAAACTTCCATTGCTATTTTTGATACCGCCGACGCCGCTTGGGCTAGCATATATTCTATTGAACATGAATCTGGAAGACTTAATACCTCTACCTGATTGCGAAACCGAGGAAGAATAGGAGAATATTTAAACCTTCAACTAAATATAACAGATAAAGATATGAGCGGACTGTCACCAAAATTTCCATTAAGTCTTGACACTGGGGATATTAATTATAAACTTAATAAAACCTACAAGGAGCTTATTGCGCAAAATTTAAAAAATTTGTTGCTAACATCTCCTGGCGAACGCGTCATGGAACCACGATTTGGCGCCGGCCTCCGGAGGTATTTTTTTGAACCAATGCTTCCGGAAACCTTCATGGAAATAAAAGAAAGTATTTTCGAACAAGTGCAGGTGTATATGCCGTTTATAGAAATAATAGAGGTTGGCTTCCATGAATCTGACGATATATCGGTGAATCCAAACTTCCTCTCAGTGACTCTCAAATATGCAATAACTCCACTGCAAGAGACGGATGTTATTGTTTTAGAAAACAGCTTTAGTGAATTTTAGGAATATATTACATGGCCAAAAAAATTAAATCGATTGATTATACGAGCAGAGACTTCGAATCCATTAAACAGGATTTGATGAACTATGTAAAAAAGTACTACCCCGACACGTTTAAAGATTTTAACGAAGCCGGCTTTGGTTCTTTGATGCTTGACAGTGTGGCCTATGTTGGTGACATGCTTTCTTTCTATTTGGACTATCAAGCAAACGAGAGCTTCCTAACGACCGCCATGGAATATAACAACGTTGTGAAACATGGCCGCCAATTGGGCTTCAAATATCCCGGCGTCCCCTCCTCTTCTGGAATTGTCTCGATTTATATTACAGTTCCCGCCAACCCAGATGGAACAGGCCCGGATATGTCCTATGTGCCAACTCTAATAAAGGGGACTAACTTTGCTTCTGCAAACGGCGGCATCTTTACCTTAATGGAAGATGTTTATTTCGGAAATGAAAACAACGAGATTGTAGTTTCAAGCGTCAATTCTTCTACGGGCGCCCCCGCATATTACGCAATAAAAGCGAAAGGTCTAGCAATATCCGGCCAGCTCTCTTCTCAGGAAGAGGAAGTTGGCAATTTCGAAAAATTCTTAAGAATAGGAATTAAGAACGTTAACGTCACAGAGATAGTATCTTGCGTTGATTCAGAGGGGCATGAATATTTTGAAGTAGATCATCTGTCACAGAACGTTGTGTACAAGGCAGTTAGGAATAACAATTCGTTCAGGAAATCCACCCCATCAATTCTTAAAGCGGTTCCAGTACCAAGAAGGTTCGTTTTAGAGAAATCTCCATCCCTAGCCTATCTACAATTTGGCTACGGCAGCGACTCTGAACTAACAAACGCTAGTGTTGTTGATCCGAGCAATATTGTCATGAATATACATGGTAGAGACTATTCAGTTGATGAGGGGTTTGATCCCACCAAGCTCACATCGACAGACAAATTTGGAATATCTCCGTCTAATACCACTCTTACAATTCTTTATAGAAGCAATTCTGTTGAAGACGTTAACGCCGGCGTCGGTTCAATTAATAAGGCCGTCGCACCCCTCTTCAAATTCACAAACCAGGGCGCCCTTGATGCGGCCAAAAGGAATGTTGTACGTTCTTCATTAGAAGTGTTGAACGAAGAAGCCTTCGTGGGAGACGTTGAACTCCCAACAGCAGACGAGCTGAAACAAAGGATGTTCAGCCATTTCGCCTCACAAAACAGAGCGGTGACTGCAGAAGATTACAAGTCTATGACATATTCAATGCCGGCAAAATTTGGAGCAGTCAGGAGATGTTCGGTTTCTAGAGACTTCGACTCTTTTAAAAGAAACTTGAATTTGTATATCATATCCGAGGATAATGATAAAAAATTAACCCTAGCCAACGAAACAATTAAAAATAACCTTAAAACTTGGCTAAATCGGTATAAAATGATTAATGACACAGTTGACATTTTAGATGCTAGGATCGTTAACTTTGGAATCAAATACATGATAGTCGCAGACTATGAAGAAAACAAGTTTACCGTTTTGAATAGAGCAACCGCAGCATTAAGAGAATTCTTCCTTAGAAACAACTATGATATCGGGGAGCCCATTTATATTACAGACATTTATAAAGCCTTACAGAAGGTCAAAGGGGTTGTAGATGTGGTGGATGTTATTATTATGCAGAAGCGCGGCGGAGTTTATTCGAACTCAACATATGATTTCCAATCAGCCGTTTCAAACGACGGAAGGTCGATTATGGCAGATGAGAACGTTATATTTGAAATGAAATATCGAAATACAGATATCATAGGAAGCGTTTCGTAATGGCTATCAAAAGATATAAAGCAAATAAAGATACGACAATCTCAAATGCGTATGACTTTTCTCTGCTACCCAGGAATAGGGCCACTGGCTCAAACATGGGCGCCGCCGATGTATTAGAAGTATTCTCAATTTATGGCCAAGTCTCCTCTTCGGGCAAGCAAGAGGCTGTTGGTATTTCCTCAGAGTTATCAAGAGTATTAGTTGGCTTCCCGGTCAGTGGATCCACAGAATCTATCGGCGCCGACAGAAATTCTGGCAAGATCCCTGTATCCGGAAACGTGAAATTCTTTTTACGAATGTTCAACGCTAAACACTCATATACAACACCAAGAAACATTAAATTGGTGGTTGCTGCAATCTCTTCAAGTGCAAATTGGGAAGAGGGCACCGGAGTAGACATTGACGAATATAAAGATAAAACACATGGAATCGAAGGTGCCAATTGGATAAACTATGCATCCAATCAAGCTTGGGACCGAGCCGGCGGCACGTTCTACATTGACAGAACCTCCTCCTATAATGCTACTTTGGAAAAGGGCGACGAGGATCTAGAGGTCGATGTCACCTCTATAGTCGAGTACTGGCTTAAGCCCGAGGGCGACGGACAGCGCCGAGAGGACCGCGGCTTTGCGGTCTTCCTCACATCAAGCCAAGAGGCTTACCACTCCGCGTCAAAGGGCTATAACCTGAGTCTATTTCAGGGCCAAGGAGCAACGGGTTCGATTATCCATAATCCAGCCGGCGCCAAAAGATCGTATTATACAAAGAAGTTTTTTGCAAGAACTTCTGAATTCTTCTTTAAACAGCCCGTGATCGAAGCGCGCTGGGACAGTACAGTTAAAGACAGAAGGGGTGACTGTCACTATAGTAGCTCCATGGCTACCATGCAGGACAATTTAAACACCATATATCTCTACAACTACGTTCGTGGAAAACTTCAGAATATCCCCGAAGCGGGCACTGGCCGGATATTCGTGACCCTGTATTCAGGTTCCGCTAACAATAACTCTCCATCAGTCAACACTATCAGTTTACCTCAGGGTGGTGGCGTTCCCACGGCAGCAAACACAGTAATCACTGGCGGCTATGTATCGACCGGTGTGTATTCTGCCTCGTTTGCAATCACGGCCGGCGTAAATCCCCCAACTAGAGTCTTTGATGTGTGGCACAATGGCGCTCTGGCTCAGCATGAATTTTGGACAGGTAGTATCAATGTTAAGTCCTTTGGGACATACACACATGCTCCAAGTTTCCAATACGTCACTGCGATGCCGAATCTTAAATCGAAGTATTCAAAAACAGAGACAGCGAGGTTCAGGCTTTATGTGCGAGACCAAAACTGGAATCCAACAATTTACACGAAAGCTACCAACCGGCCCGATAATACTATCATTGAAAGTGGATCATACAAGATTATGCGTCTATCAGATAACACGAACGTAATTCAATACGGCACGGGCTCGCAAAGACACACACACTTATCCTTCGATGTATCAGGAAACTACTTTGATTTAGATGTCGATCTTCTACAGGAAGATTATGCATATGGAATCAAGCTAGCGTACTATAACGACTCTATCGGTGGCTGGGTAGAACAACCGGAAATATTTAAGTTTAGAGTCGAGAGCTAATGAGCATTAAGCATCTTTTTGATAAGGTACATATTGATAAGAGTACCGCCGGCACGAACTCGGACCAACTTGGTGGCGAGGTCGAATCTGAGCGTTTTCATAGTGCCAAGATCGCAAAAGATGATAGAATCATCCCGCAGGTTGATTTCTCAAAACCAGAAAATTTTGTATTTTATGGTTCGGCTGAACGGTACTACGATGACGCAATAAAGAACATTTATCAAACTTACCCGTATGATGGCTCGCTATACGAGAAGCTAGACTGGGAGAACAGCGCTTCTTATATTGATCTATATGTTTTTGAGAACCTATACCCCAGAACGAACGGTTACATAAGGTTTGATCGCGACGGCGCCGATAGTTCTACTAGTATCGTATCTGATTACGGTATCTTCAACAGTGCAGATCAGGAATACATCACAATAAAGGGTGGTCCCGGCATAGGCGGCGGCCCACAGAATGCCGGCGCAAATATATACAACACGGGCTCCTTCCAAGAATCTAATTTAAAATTAGATCCAGTTGAGGGCACTACAGTTGAATTCTGGTTAAAGAAGAAAGCATTTAACACTTCTAGGACTAAAAAGGAAGTACTTTTCGATCTCTGGAACGGAGAACATTCTTCAAGTTCTGGATATGGTCGCCTAACAATCGAACTAACTGGCGCAACATATAGTCAGGCCACTACAACTTCAGGTAGATCTTTCCGCGTCACTTATCAGTCAGGCAACCTCGCCGACGCCGGCGCACCAACACACGGGTTCCAAAATGAATCGATTGGTACAGTTGACACTCTAACCTCCTCCGTTGCAGACAACACGTGGCACCACTATGCATTCTCTTTCTTATCTGCATCCAATGGCGTAAAGACCAGACTATACGTCGATGGCGATTTAAATGAAGAAAAAATTCTAGGTTCGAACGGTGCACGAGAGATAACCGGCTCTTTAATTGCGCGCATCGGCGCCCTGCGAACAGCCCCATCTGGCGCTGTTGGGGCCCACGGATCAACAGCTTTAGACGGCGCCGGCAAGCTATCAGGCTCCTTGGATGAATTTAGATACTGGAAGACTCAGCGCTCATCGAAAGAGATAGGTCGCCACTGGTTCACGCAAGTTGGCGGAGGTACCAACACAGATACTGCCAATACAAAGTTGGGCGTCTATTACAAATTCAATGAGGGGATTCTAGGAAATAGCACCGACGCCACGGTTTTAGATTATTCTGGTAGGGTGACGAATGGAGCTTGGACGGGTTACATCGCCGGCGCAAGAGAAACTGGTTCCGCTATCAACGAGGCTACATCTACAAATCAAGAATTCTTAGATCCGATTCTTTATAGAAATCACTCATCTGTAAATTCTTTAATTTCAAGGATGCGACTTTCCGGCTCTTCATTCGACCATACAAACACTACATCTCTCTTTAGTTCCCTGCCCAGTTGGATGCAGGAAGAAGATCAGAAATCTGGAGACCTCCTCTTAGATTTGACTCAGATAATGTCAAGTTACTTTGACTCTGTACAATTACAGATATCAGAACTTCCAAAATTGAAGGACGTTGAATACATCAGCGGTTCTTCGAAACCAAACAACTTCAACAGCACCTTATTGAGTTCAATGGGCTTCTTGGCTCCAGAAATATTTATTGATGCGGAGATTATTGAAAACCTAGCTGCACGAAGCGAAGACAGAAAATACGAAAAGTCCCTAGAGCACACCAAAAATCTTATATATAAGAACATTTACAACAATTTATCTTACATTTATAAATCGAAGGGTACCGAGAAGTCTTTTAGGAACTTGATTCGCTGCTTTGGCATCGATGATGATATAATCAAGCTCAGTACATACGGAAATAATGTAACTCACAAGTTTAGAAACAACTATAGAGTTGTATCGACACCTAAGAAGTATGTCAATTTTAATGACAACGGAAACTTCGAAGGCACTGTGTTCCAGATGTCTTCTAGTAAGAATTCTAATAGTTTGCCTTATATCGACGCGGCAAAACAATTGACTGGCGGCTATGGATTCACACTACAGACTGAAGTAGTCCTTCCAAAGAAAGCAAACACGGGCGACTCTTTCTATTCAAGACAGAGATACACTGACCTGACTGCTTCTCTGTTTGGCGTACATACTGCCAGAACCTCATCGACAAATACATCAAACACCCAATGGGCCGAACCGGACGTTGTAAACTTCCAAGTACATGCTGTACGAGATGAAGCAGAATCAGACAACGTACGTTTTGTTTTGACCGGATCCGGCGACGGGTATTTTCCCGAACTATCAAGTAGCTTGTTTGAGGGAGCATATGACAACACTAAATGGAACTTAGCAGTAAGAGTTAAGCCGGCCAAATTTCCACATGTCGACTCTATCCATGGTACGACCGGTTCCAACTCCGGTGCAGATATAAATTACAGTAGGTATTACACAGTTGAACTTTATGGCAATCAGACTGATGCAGGATCCATTCAGAACGAATTTACTGTTACTGGGAACATTGATCTGCAGCAGCTTAGTCCCGGGACATCTGCAGATCAGTTCATATACGGCGCCCGCCGTATATATATGGGCGCCCATAGAACAAACTTTACTGGCGCAGTGTTGCAAAGGACTGACGCCAAAATTTCTTCGTGCCGTTTCTGGCTAGATTACTTAGATGATGAAACACTGAGGGCTCATGCTCGCGATGTGAACAACCATGGTGCCAAGAATCCATACAGAAATGCCTACCTTTTTGAAGGAAAATCAATATATAATGATTCTAGAGAACTAGTCGGCCGCGGCCGCAACTTCGAAGTGCCGCAGATTGAGACGCTGGCACTTAACTGGGACTTCAATCAAGTCACTGGCTCCAACGCTGCCGGCGAATTCAACGTTGTAGATTTCTCCTCCGGTTCGGTTGAGAAGAAAAAGAGGTACGGCTGGATAGGCGATATCACAAAGGCCCAATATACAGCCCGGGGCTATGGGTTTGCAACCTCTTCAATAAAGGTGATTGACAAAGAGTATATCACATCAGCTCGTCAGAACATGCCAGAAAACATGCAGTCTGAAGATATGATCTCTGTTTTGTCGACGCAAGATGACATACAGTTCACTAGAGACACGCGACCAATAAATTACTTCTTTGCTTTCGAAAAGAGCATGTATCAGACAATTTCTGAAGAAATGCTCAATATATTTGCTAGTATAGTCGATTTTAACAACTTAATTGGTGAACCGGTTAACAAATATCGTCATGAATATAAGCAACTTAACAAGCTTCGATCACTTTTCTTCGAAAGGGTACAAAACACACCAGATTTAGACAAATACGTTGAATTTTACAAGTGGTTTGACGATGCATTGTCTAAGATGCTGGAACAGATGATACCAGCTTCTGCCGATTTCTCTGATGAAATAAGAACAGTCGTTGAAAGTCACATCTTGGAGCGAAGCAAGTATCAGCACAAGTTCCCGACGCTGGAGATGAAAACAAACGAAATCATCGGATCCGCCGAAAATGTACTTCCGCTGTCTCCAGGCTGGGCCAAAACTCACCACCCGGTGTCTGGAGATGAGGCTGATAATGCCAATTGGTGGAAAACCCGCGCTGAAAGGCACGATGTCATATCTTCGTCTGCCGGTATTGCGGTCAATTCTGCAAAGAACCAAATCCTTCGTGTGGTTAAGAGTGTTATTGATAGAAAGAAGACAACACCGTATAGATTCAGCCAAGTACAGAGAAGAACAATTCATGGCGGTATCAACTACCATCAGAATAAACGACGAGACATAATTTATAACTCAGTATATCCATTTGGGCCAATACTCTCCGGCACAAACGTTCCGTTGAACATCGCAATCACGTTCCAATCCGATCTAGACGCCTTGCCTCAAATTGATCACTTGGATCCAAATCAGAAGCGATATATGTCCAGTCGAATGACGCTTTCTAGAAACCAAGAAGACGGCGCACACTACACCCTCAAGGGGGATATGGTAGCATTATATAACTTAGTCAGTTCCTCTCGCGGCACTGCTCCAGAAGCTGGCTATAACAAACATGTAGTTCGTGCCCTCACGGGGGCGAATGTTCCAGCTGGCCAGATTGAATTGGTAAACTTGCACAGTGATACTGTCGGTGAAAGCAATGAGATTCCAATGCAGGGTCCGTTTACTGAAAAGTATGTTGGTGGTCGCCAACACAGGCACATTGATATAAACAGGGTCAGTTCAACAAAATCTGGCAAAAACAACTTAGATTCGAAAGCCGACCGCCCCGAAGGCTGGAGGCTGCTTTTGGATTGTTGCTCAGATGAGGATGAGACCGGCGCTATAGCCTTTGTTGGCCCTCAGTATCCAGATGATGGAGTCGGCGGCCCTCTAGGCTCACCACCTTACTTGATCGATAGGCCAAAAGCTCATCTTTATAGAGAAGTAGCAGCAAAGCGCCCGATTAACATTCGAAACATACGTCAGACAACCGGATCTCCAACAATTATTGGTAACTACTCTCATAACTACGAGGTTGTACATACCGTTGGTAGGACACATAATGATCCGTTCTTTAGGGACCAGTCTGTACAATTTGCACCATCGGCCGAGATACCATTCCTTCGCCGCGGCTCAAAGAATAAGACCGGTTCTGTTGGATACAGAAATCCATTAGGTTTGGTCGATGTACAAAAGGAGACACCACCGAAAGAGCAATTAAACTATCGATTGCCGACAAGGACGACAAACAAAACAGTTATAGTTAACAGATTTAGCTCCCCCGGCGGATTCGAAGTAATGTCAAGAGGTTACCTCGACCCTGCGCACGAAGAACTCTCTCCTTACAACGCGCTCCCCTATAGAAACCTAGGCATCCGAGGCTCTGGCAGTGGCGAAGCTGGAGATCAGCTAAGAGCTAACGATCACACCGGCCGCCGCCGCGGCCTGCAGACACTACTGAAACAGAGGTCCGGACAGTTTGGTCATGATGCCGACTTCGGCAGTGTCAATGCATTACAGTATGTCACAACGCCGGCCTATCACAAGGTACACAGAAACCGAAGGTTAGTACCAAAATTAGCTAGCCCTACAGACGATCAGAGTTTTATCACAGGCTCTCGCTACGATAACGCGTATGTTACACACGTAATTCCACAAAGTGATATGCAATATCGCTGGATTACAGCATCTGCTCTGTCGGTCGCTTCAAATAAGCTGCTAGGCTTTGCTCAGTTGAGTGGCGGTATTGCCCCCTCTACGGACATATTGTTCCTCAGTGCAAGTCAGTTTGTCAGTTATACTAGCTCCGCCGGCCAAAGATTCTTTGGTTCAGAGGATGACGATCTGGAAGCAACTTCCGGCGCCCAGAGAACCGTATGGACTGATTTTGCAGGAATTAACTTCCACATATATGAGCCGCTTACAGCATCAACTGGACATTTGGGCTATATCTCTACAGCTCCGGCAACAACATATGCAAATGTCGACATTCTAGACGCGCATAGAGACTTAGATACAGCTGTGACTTCCGGTTCCATGCTAAACGCACTATTGTTGCACAGGAATGGTCCGTATCAGTACCCATCTTGGAAGCAGGTTCGCACAGGTCAACATCCAGTCGCGCGATATCAGAGGCGAAACAACATTCTGACAATTAGAACTCAGCCAGAAACAATTGAAACAACATCAGGTGGTAAGACGAAAACCATTCAGGGACTCGGGGGAAACTCTTTCATTACATATGTTGAGCCGGCCGTGTCTAACGAGAGCAAGCCTCTGGTTCATATTTTTAAGAGTAGATTAACCGGATCCGATGTCTCCCGATCCCGCCGCCAAACTATCAAAATGGCCCACAGTTATACAAATAACTTGACTTACTTTGCAAACATTGAACTTAACAACAAATTGGGGACGATCAAAGACTCAGATACAGACTCAATGTTGAATCGCGTAAACAAGGTTCTTTTCGATCCTAATACTGACTCTCCGCTTGATAGTTCTGAGTCTATACGATTCATCTACTCCGAGAGGATCTTCCCTCGCCGAAAGAACTCTCCGGGTTTCAACAAGATTCGTACAAGAGAGAACTTTAGCATTGCCAATTATTGGGCAGCTGACAGAACATCTAGGGCAAGAGCAAACCCTCTCCCGATCTTCTCAGGTTCCCTCTCAACAGTAACGGGGGCCCTCCCTCCGAAGGTTGGACTCCTATCTCAAAGCATTTGGCCGCTTGACGCAGAACACGATGGCACATCGATGTTATCTAATGCTCGTACTCCCGGCAAAGGTGGCCCGGGCCTTTTGCAAAACAATTACACAACATATCACACAGCCAGCACGTATGCGCCGCTTAAGCAGTATGGCCCACTATATTGCAGAAGAACTCCTGCATCCATATGGGTCGATGCCGTCGAAACTTCGGCCAGTTTCTTCCCCGGCGCGACTGTTTGGGAGGCAGCGACTCAAGCAGGCAAGCAACCATTCCAGGCATATGAAGATTTTTCTGAACATTTGAGATTAGTCGGCAAAGACTACTCCATAATACCAGAATTCAGAATGAGCGAACATCTAGATTATTATATCAACGAAAAGAGGGGCGACTTCTTAGCAGATCGAAATAGTGTCCTAGAGATCACCGGCGCAACAATAGCAGATAGCTCTAATGAGGATTTCTACAGTGTGTACGCTCACACTGACTTCATGAAGTATTTTGAAACTGTCGATGAACAATATCACGAGAAAACACTAACAGACGGTACAGAAATTTCTAGGGACAGGATCGCCCTCAAATGTTCCGCGCTACTTAAATTCCTACCATACGATGGATTCTACCCAGTGCAGAGAACTGTTGAATTGTCTAAATTATTCTTTAAGGACTTTGTTAGCGGGTCTGATGCAAAAGGTGAAGGCGCCCGTCTGCTGAGTACCCAGCTGGCGCTTAAGTCGACTGCGCGCAGGAACTCAATAAGCCCCGCAGTTACCTTAAACTCGTCCAGGCCATATGTTGAACCGTTTTTCGCGCCCGGCATCATGTATAACACCATCAAATCAGGTATCGCTGTAGACTATCCGGTCGCGATCAGTACAATGGTCACAGCTAGCTTGAGAAGGCACACCCTACACGGCACATCGAACACAGACCAATGGTATGTCTCCGCATCTGTTGGCGTCGGCGTCGATAAGCACTTCCATCGCGTTCCATTTGAGGCAATCATAAAACCATCATCTTATGTTAACCAAGGTACGATTAGCGGTTCTATCATATTCGATATGGAGCCCCATCCGAGTGGCAACTTGGCCGAAAAGGGGGCGCCGTTCCCCAATGTAGTAGTCACGAGAGAAGGCGGCGGAAAACTTTACGAATTGGCCGCAGAAAACTTTTTTGCTGAATGCTTAAATTTCTTCATGAAAGAAGACGAAGAAAAATCTCTTTTGACCACATTCGCATCGAAGCCTGAAAGTGACTTTGGGACCGTAGTGAGTGGCAACTTATACTCAATGAGAGTCAACTTGGATCGCGCCCCTATCGCATTGTTTGGCAGAAACTCTGCCGGCGCCGCAGCAAATTCAAACCCGGGATTCTATTCGATAAACGAGAATACCTTCAATATGTATGACAGGCCGTCTGCTTTTGGACCAGCATTCTGTGCGCACCGCACGGTTACGGGCAGTGCCATCGAAGAGCAGAAGACATTCGCATACCAGCCGGTCACTCCCTCCTACTATGATGGAAAGTCCTCTGCTCTTATTGTTTATCGCCCCGACACGACCGGTCGACCAACGTTAGATGATATCTTTGCAAAATCGAAGATCATATGCCAGAGGTCATTCGCCGAGCGCGCTGATGGCAAATACGTTGCATATAGTGATACAGATGGCACTGTTGTTGAATATGAACACTCTCTATCTCAACTATTAGCGATGCAAATAACATCCTCCGTTGACATATTAAAGAGCGAAACAATACCAATCCCAGACTCGGATCAGGTTAGTAAGAGATGGATAATCCAGCCAAAGTTTGAAACTCCTATATTAAACTTCGATAATTCAGTTGACGTTAATATTCCATCCGGACTTAATTTGCTAGAGTCTGATTACAGTAACGATAGTGCAAATAATAGACACATAAGGCAGTATTCCAAGGGCATGTGGCACCAGTACGGAAAGGTCCCAACTGGATCTGCCGGGGTGTGGTTGTCCCTGACAACAGACAGCAAGATATCAGACCCAACTGTTGAGGCACAACTGGCCGGCACATACAGCGACTCAAACTCTCTAGCTGATGTGGTTGGCATGCCTTTGCGCAGAGACCGAATAGGCGAAGTCAAAACATCTAAGATCATCTCCGAGGCCGTCGTCGCAGTTCCGTTCTTGGAGAAGCGCGGCCAGAAGGTTTTCTTCAATATATCCCGATCTGATATTGATGCCGCACTTGAGGGTTTTGATGGCGTCGGCGACACGATACAAAACATGGTTGATATGATGCAAAAATATGTCTTACCTCCGAAGTTCGACTTTATTAAGAACGCAACAATCCAGCCTTTCGCAATGTACATGTTCGAATTTTCTGCAGAGCTAACACAAAAAGATTTGACTGATATTTGGCAAAACCTCCCTCCAGATCTCTCAGACAGGTTTGAAAACAAGGAAGCGGTCATTGAGCATGATCTGTTGGCTAATGAGTTTTATGGCCTAGAGGGTCAAGATTTAGATGGTTCGCTCAAATGGCTAGTCTTTAAAGCTAAACGTCAAGCGGAGAAGAGCTACTTCAACTTACGTAAGGGCATCACAGCCTATAATGCTGTCGAAGACGGGAAAGAACTTGGCGACTTGTCAAACCTATTCAAAAATAGAAAAAACAAGCCCAGGCTGGTTAAATTAGGTCAGCGAAATATCAATTTATCTCGACGGCCAGCGGCCAAGGTATCTAGAACTCGGCTTTCTAAAGTTGGTACCCTCATGTCCGGTAGATCGAAGGTGGACCTAACAGAAGAGAGAGTGCCGAAGTACAGCTACAACTGGCCATACGATTATTTTTCATTAGTCGAGCTAATTAAGATTGACGCAGCGGTCCAATACGCAACAGAAGAGAGGGACGAGAATCCGATGATTCCTATTCCGTCTGAGGGTGAAAGATAGTGACAACATTCTTTAATAAGAAAGAAGAAGTTATAGAGGTCAAGCTTACACAATACGGAAAGCACAAATTGGCCCAAGGGAGACTTAAACCAGCCTATTATTCCTTCTTCGATGAGGGTGTCGTCTATGATTCTGAGTACGCCGGATTCACCGAAGCACAGAACGATGCAGACGTTAGAATTCAAAGCACAACCCCTAGCTTGAAGTCGCAGCACGTATATACGGGGATAGAGACTTCTGCTAGTTTCGCTTCGCAGATAGTCCGCCAAGCGATATCGGATCAATTGGCCAACTCCCCAACTTACGCCACTCAGAATGATCCGTACTTTCTAGAGGATTTACAACCATCCGCGGACAAAAATGGCTTTTTAAGAAAGCCCTTGGGTACTTCAGCGCTCGTGCAAGACAAGCTCCCTGCCTGGAGAGTTTCACCGCTGATAGGGGAAATGTGCTCCTCCGAACAGAACCTCTCAGCCTCCGATGGGATCCAAAACATACCTCAGATCAATATAACCGTCGATTATGAAACCTTCGTTGCGCGCTTAAGTCCAGATGAAGATTTTGTAAACATAGCAGAGATTGACTCTGAAGTTTACAGTGATGGGACGTACGTCGTCATCCGCGAACATGATATCCTTTTATCCATAGAGGAAGAAAATGTCGATTTTAATAAAGAGAACTTCGATATAGAAGTGTTTGAACTATCCGGCCCGGAGCCTATGAGACAACTGACCTTTACGGATAGGACTCTGATTAGTGAAACACAGTTTTCGCAAACAGATTTCACAACAACGAACGTCGAATATTACTTAGAAATAAATGCCGACTCAGAAGTTGAAGCCGCGATGGTGCGAAAGGCAAACATAAAAGATCTCGTTTCGCCAGTACTTGTTGACAATGAGATTGGCGTAAGTACCAGAAAATATCTCATAAAGGATCTGTATGAGCCAGAGCCGGAGCTGTGCGACTAATGCAAATCAGCCCAGAAGGATTGACGACATCAACCGTCCCCCGCGTTTTTGTAAAAAACGTTTTGCTGGAAACGGATGGGGCCGATGGCATGGCTGTTACAGCAACTGTTATTGTGAAACAGCAGACTGGCCAAACCTCTCCGTTCAGCTTGTCTAGACTTCGGCTCAAGGGGTTGCTGACATCGGATCGTCTATTGGCTAAGGATATAGCTCAAGACACTACCATCTTGGCTAAAGATTTAGCAGATAGCCCAGAGACAGTCTCAAGGAACATATCGGCTATAGATTCCCTGTATTCAAGTACCATGTCGACAGAGACATATACTACGACCGGTAATTTAACCACCAAAGATATAGCTTACACAATAAAAATAAACTTTCCTTCCGATAGGCCAAAAGATTTGGCACTGTTTGTTCTTCCATACGTAATTTCCGAAGAGGAGAGTCAACTGGGCTCAACTAATGCACAATTATCGGAATATGGTTTTGGTACATCCGATATTATTATCAAAAATAGTAAGATTAATCAAAGTGGCTTAGTGTTCTTGCTGCCACATGCTCCCGGCGCAACAGGTGGCCAGCTTTGGTTAGGTCCCGTACATAAGCATGCTGACAACACTTGGATGACGGGAGTATATCACACAGCCTCATCAAAACTTTTAGTAACTAAAGAAGTGCAGAATTCTAAGGTTAAAGATTTCAGAATCAGAGAAAAGCTGCAGAAGCTTTATATTAATCAGAATTCTCTCAAAGGAGGGGAAACTTTAAATAATACTGTAATACAGCGCCTCAAAAAATTATCAACTCTCAATAGCCTAAGAGAAAGAAAATCTGATTACATTTCTCCGATACATCTCGCTACGGATTCAAGCAATAATGTCAAATACCACTTCACTTTAGACTTTTTGAACATGGTTAAAGAAAATTGTGAATTCGCTTCCCTGTATGCGAATGAGGGTGAAATCCTATCATCGGCAAAAATTCTGTCATTTAAAATAATCAGAAGAAGGGTTCATGATGATTTTGTATTCAATCGCCTGACTGGTGGTGGTGTTTCAAACAGACTATTCTCTAAGAATGAAATAGAGGAAACCATCTCATCTGGCATAGGAGACTCCCTAGAAAGGGTGGATGTTTCCCCTTCAATTCCCGGCTTGCTTCATTATTTCGGAACAGACGAATCCATGGACGGAATAACAACGGGAAAATACCAATATGGGGTCGTTATAGACGTAACTGATTTAACGAAGGTTAAAATATTAGACTTCTTGTTTTCTCCACAATCCGGACTCGCTTCGAAACTATCAGATCTAAAGAATTACTTGGCCTTGGCCTCTCTGCCAAAAAATTATAATCCTTCAACAAACTCGTTTACCGGTAACTTTATGGGACTTGGCTCTTCTCCCATATGGCAGGAAGCTACGTCTAAATATATCGATCTTATTTCTATGATATTAGGCCCGAATCACATGATTGACGATATGACTCTAGAAGATTATGAGAACATATTACAAAATATATCCAGTCCACATTCTGGAAATCCCTCTGGCATAATGTTGTTGATTAGTTTAATTGAAAAACTAATTCAAGATCTCTCTTCTTTGTTGAAGGCGACCAACAATCAGAAACCACATACGGATAACTTCGGCGCATCGGCTCGACAGGCCACCGGCGTACCTAAAAACATATTCTCTTTCAAATCGTTCTTCAAGAAAAGCTATGACAGTGACCATCCCGCACAATATGGGCTGGATTACTTATCGGCCGAAGGATTGACTGCACAGCCTTCGGGCCCGCTCATGCGAACAGTCAGTTATTCAGCATGGGAAGAGAGAATTAGATTTGAATCAAGTAAGTATTTTGAAGAGGGCTCTGGCGAAGTTAACACTCACGGTTATCTGGGAGCATCATACATCAAACTTCCAAATCAAGAGGCTGTCAAAATAGTCTCTGAAGGCGAAGGCGCAGAAGATACTGCATCTGCCTTATATAATATACTTGCAGCCAATGCACGAAAATCTTCTCCGGTTAATTTAGTAACGCGCAAAGCAAATTTTGAAAAAGCAAATATTAACACAGTTGCGGCCGTGAAAGTGAGTAACAAAGTGTCAGCCCTGGAAGCTGCCGGAGCATCGATGGAGAATTCTAATCGAACCACCGGAAATATTTTTAAGATAGCCGCGGCCAGCGACCAATCTCATTTGAATACAACTGCAATATTGGGCAAGGACTCAAGTTTTGTACAAGAAGCGCCCCCTTCGCAGAGAATCAGCGGTTCTTCTGAAAACGTAACAAACAAGAAGGCTTCCTTTGCCGGCTCAAAACTCTTAGAGAAGCTTGAAGCAAACGACAACTCTATCACGAACCAGCTTTTAGAGTCGGACGCGTTTAATGGATTCTCATCGGATCGACCAACGACCACAAAGACGGTTGGAAACTCTAAGGCCGCTCCTGCCTCTAAAACTTCAAAGTCTTTGGCCGAAGCCAGCTTCAAAAGCGCAGTAGGCAATACACAACCGTTGCCGGCAGATGTTGCACTAGTCGCCGCCAAATTTGGATTTACAAAGAAGATAGAATACCTTTCAGGATTTAAGAAAGACGAGAGCACTGGATATACTTTCATTAAAGAGCCCACGTGGCTAGAATTAGCAGAAAACGTGTACGAGAATGCGAAAACATTAAACAGGGTTATTCTTTGCAGAATTGTGGACCACGACTTATCACTTCCTTCGTTTAAAGGTTTTGATATGCCAGTGTATAATGAATACTTCTTAATCGGTCCAGCTCGTTCGAAGAAGACGAACAGCACAAACGTTGGAAGCATCCCGTCCATCCGACGGTCGACTAAGAGAGAGGAGTTCATTTTGCAGGAAGCTGTTTCTTCGTATGCAGATTTTGGAAAATCATCCAAACTTCCAAGCTCGATAAGGCTAATAGTGGAAAAGGCCAACAAACATCAACAAAAAATAGCAAAAACTCCTGAGGAGCTAGCGCCTAGTCGTCCCCCTGCTCCAATTGGGACTCCTAACCTAATTGACACAGCAAACAGTAAGCTAGGCACCTCTACGGCCACCAGGGCAGCATCGGCCGACATTTCAACTCCAAGCGCCGCGTCAACAAAGGGCAACACTGGATACTAGTAGGGAATTAACGATTATGGGTAAATTACAAATAATATTAGAGCCTTCGCTCCATGGTCCGACACTAGCGCAGAGGAACAACCCTCAAGATCCGTCCGTAAGACAGTTTGGAAACACGACACTCGGCGCACACTACAAAACTCACGGAAACAGCCCCGCGACATTCAATCAGCCAGACATGTTTAGGGCCACATGTGGCCGCTATTGGACAACGGACCTCGCTCCGGGCCATGGTCCGTTGATATACAGGAACAGGAGTTCGGAAAACCCCACTGGTGATCCCGCGTTTGTCAACGCCATATGGCCGGTGTCACTTCAGGGAATGAACGAGAATAGTGAATTAATCCATGTTCCCTTTGAAATCACTTCCATGGTGTCCATCGGTCACGCCTCGATGCTGCCCGGTAGTCTTTACACTGCTCTTTTAGCAGATCCAGAGAGTGTTGGTGCCATATATCAGCTAGGCAAACTCTCCAATGGCCCCGGCCCCGGCCCAGTGAGGACAATTAGCATGACAATGAGCTATTCTCATGAACACTTTGCCATGGGATCGTACGCGGGATCTGTGCCGGAAACTTTAGCAAACCCAGGTTATACGAATTGGAGAAAGTATATTTTAGGTGGTCCGGTAATCTCGGGTCAATTGGCCCCCATGAAGGGCTTGTTTAATTTACATTCGCCGACCCTCTTCCCACAGCACATGACAGATCATGTGTTCTATATGAATCGCCCATATGATCGCGGCGAGGCAGCTTACATACAAAATAATTCAGTTGCAACACTCATGAGTGCCCGGGCACAAGGGACTTATAATTACTTCCTTTCCAGTCGGTATGAGATGGAACTCGATGAACTTCTCATGCCAAATTCATATGTGGTCTACAATGGAATGAATACATCAACCGATGTACAGGGTTTCGAAGCGCAGAATCAGACGATCAACAATGATCTTATAACCTATGATGGCGCTGTCAATCTACCAACAAATACCCTTCAAATACATGAAGAGGTTGTGCCAACGACGCATCCCGGAGCAAGGCCCCGTCCATATCTATCTGAAGTTGCGCGCCGTATCAATCGAGTGATTGAGGATGAACCAGAATTTGTCGATGCAGTTAGAAAAAAGCATGCATATATCGGAATATCGAATAATATTACGAGCCGCAATGAACAATCGGTAGATTATCTAAACAACCATGAACTATACCCCATGAGCGTTGTCTTGGACTTTGATTCTAAGGCCGATGGCGTAGACTTTTATTCTGTTCTCTCTTCGCCAACATATTCTCCGACATTTAATATGGTCGACCCCGTTATGTATCATATTATGAGAGCAGACATAGCTACAGATGGCGTATTAATACCGCCCGCGTCCCCCGCGTCGGAGAACTATATAGACTTAAGTGCCCTTTCACAACACCTTGCGGGACAGATAACAACACCTGGGGCATACTATCAGACAGCGCGTATGTCCTCTCAGATATCGACTTTAGATGGCTTAGAGAATATTAACCTCACTGGGTATCCGAATGGAGCCTCTACGGGCCCGTACGATCTTAGATGTCTGGACCTTTTCGGCGTTATGACAGAACTGCACAAGACCTCTCCAGTTGGTGAATATGCTTCCGAAGAGATCGGCGCCGTGCCCTCTGCGCTCTTTGGTCCAACAAAAGAACATGGAATTATTAATGGATATGGTACGATTGTTGGTTCGGATGTTTCCACCGCCGGCGAAACCCCCTTATCACACCCAGTGTCCCACATCAAATTCCAGAAGCTTAAAGATACCTACAAAGCGCTCTGGGATATGGTTATAAAGAATCAAAGAAATTGGTCTCAAATAATGGATGGAGAGACTGCATATGTCGAACCTCTATTGTATAAGATCATCAAATATGATGAAAATAACAATAAGTTACAGACATTTTATTTACCCCGATCCGCAGACAAAGATTCTGCCGGCAACCCAATCCCTAGCACGAGAAACCTAAATTTCGCAGACACGCAAATATCCCATGGGAAAAGATATAAATATGATGTTTACGAGTATAATCTAGTTGTAGGATCCGAGTATAGGTACCGCGATGCAGAGACCAGCCCAGCCCTACCGACGCCGCCCCAATACCGCCCCGGCATTAGCAAGATTTTAGGATATGGGAAAGCTTACGGTAATGCATGGTCGTCCGTAATGGGCCCCGAAGATTCAGAAATAAGTCGATTTCACTTGGCACCACACGAATCCCACTTCAACAACCCGGCCCATCCCGCGATGGTCGATTTTGATATACCAGTTGATCCGACCACTGCCGTTGCCGGCAACGCCGAAACGCTTCATGCCGAAGTTTTCAACGGAGAACCCGCCGATCTGCCATCTGGCCTTAACCACTTTTTCTTAGACCTTATTGAATATGACTCATCCGGCAACCCAATTCAGTCAGAGGCAGTAAGACTAGATCTAGGTGAGACCCTGACCCAAGAAGTTCGGACTGAGAAGTACTCATGGAAGCTAAGGGTGGAGTCGATAGAATCTGTGTTGAATAACCATCCGGATTTAACATATACGTATCACTGTAAATATGTGTCGGCCCAATATTCCAGCTATGCACCCGATGGTAGCCCGAACGGTTCTCCCAACCTTACAGAATTCCTCCCCGGGCTTCCGATACATTTTGTAATAGCCACAACATCCGGCATTATAGAGCAAGGTCTAGAATCTCTATTCGGAATCCCGTCTTCGGCGGCAGCTCAAGTTCCAGCCGCTCTAGCTGCAGCCGCCTCAAATCCCAGCGCTAAATCAAGCACATCGAATACTCAGCTAACTGCAGTTGCCTCAACTTCCGCCTTTGCGCATACTCAGCTAGCCGCAGCCGCCTCAAATTCCAGCGCTAAATCAAGCACATCAAACACTCAGCTAGCTGCAGCCGCCTCAAATTCCGGCTTTGCATCAAACACTCAAGTTGCCGGCGCTGCAGCGTCGACCCCTTCCTTGGCCCCCACGGACCAGTCAGGGTTTAAAATGCTTTGGCGAACGGGCCCGCACGGCTGGGAGCCAGATTTTATTCCATCTTCCGAAGACGGTACCGCCACAGTTAACATAGATCATGCACCCTCTGTTAAGATATATGAGTGCCCATACTACACAACCGGTTTGGTCCAAGCCAGAGATCACGCCCCCAGTTTACCCGAAGTGAATGTGGTACCATACAGGGGAAATAACAGAGATATATTATTTTTACTCAATTCGCCGGCCCTTAGTTATTCAATGGAGCCCATTGTTATAGAACCATCCGACGATGAAATATTTAACGAACTAAGGAACGCCCACAATCGCCCAACTGGCCCACTAGTCTTTAAAGCAGATGATAGAAATATCAGATATCAAGTATATAGAACAACCCAGAGGCCAAGCAGTTATAGTGATTTCTCTGGCCGGCTCTTAACGACGGTTAGTTCAGAATTGGAAGAATCAAAGCTTTCTACGGGTGCTGCTCTCAAGGACCAGTTACAATCAAACACAAAATATTATTACACCTTTAGGGCTGTCGATGGACACCATCAGGTTTCAAACCCAACAGCAGTGTACGAGATTGAGCTGGTTGATGAAGATGGTCGTATCTTCCCGATTATAAAAACTATAGAATTTGAGGGTGCCCTGCCGACTTTGACCAAGCCACTGAAGAAATACTTGAGCATTGCTCCCGCACTGAGTCAGAGGATGTTCAATGCAGAACAGATTCCTACTACGGGGTCGGCAGGGGATCCAGAATATCAACTAGAGCACAGAGTCTTAGGCGTTGAGTCAGATTCGATTTGGGCCCCATCGAGTCAGTCTGGCCCCGTATGTGATAGAACATCTACAAAAACTTATAAAATCCGAGTTACTTCAAAATCTACGGGCAAAAAGCTTGATTTAAATATAAAGTTCACAGAATCTTCAATTGTGAACCCCGAGCATGAATAAATTCGATTTTAAATGATTTAAATACTAATTAACAAAGAGGAATATATTACAAAATGGCATTTTTAGACAATTCAGGTGACATCATCCTAGACGCAGTTCTTACCGACACTGGTAGAATGAGACTAGCTAAGGGCGACGGAAGCTTTAAAATAGTTAAGTTCGCGCTAGCTGATGATGAGATCAACTATGGCCTCTATGACTCAAATCACTCAAGTGGTTCTTCATACTACGATCTTTCAATTTTACAAACGCCCGTCTTGGAAGCGTTCACAAACAACGCATCTTCTATGAAGTCTAGGCTTCTGACAATTTCTAGGAATGATCTCCTATATCTTCCGGTTTTGAGATTAAACACAATTGCCGGCAACGGATCCGAAAAGCACTCTGCTTCCTCTGCATTCGTTGTGGTTGTCGATGAAAACACTGTTGGCGTTGACAGTTCGAATGGATTGGGTCAGCAACTGGGCACAGGAATCCTAAACGGCAACATACCGGGTGATAGCACAAACTCTGTACGAATAGACCAGGGTCTAGACACATCAGAGATCTCTAAGAATCTAGTACTCGATCCGGATTTAGTAGAGACACAGTACATTGTTGAGATGGACAACCGGTTGGGTTACCTTGTTACTCCGAATGGTTCCGCTGCAACACCTGCGCAGATTAGTTTTGTCGATGATGACCAGATATCCAGCTACTACTTGACAGCAAACACTGATGCATCTTTTATTAGTAACCTAGGTCCAACGGCTCAATCTCCAATCAATGGCCCACGCGGCACAATATTGGAATTTAGAATTGGTGCTAGCATAAACTTGAGAACAAATTCTCATTTGTTTGATAAACTAGGCTCTTCTGGTGCCTCTCTAGCTAACGACGCCGGCCTTGCTTTGGGAACCCATAAGTTTATTGACTCAATAATTCGTGTCTCTGGGGTGACAACCGGGTACTCTGTGGATATTCCAGTGAGATACGTTAAGAAGTCTTAATAAAAGGATACAAAGATGGCAAGCAATACTTCTACATTTAAAACATTTCTAAACAACGACGTTGTTTCGACGCGCACTCTACTTCACGAGGCGCTTCCCATTACGGGCGCAATTGTTTCTGGCACATACGGCGGCAACAATATTAAAAACTTTTCACATGGTATGTTCCAGAGTGTTTATGATTACCCGTACCTAAGTTCCTCTGCGAATCATATTTTTGATATTGCAGTTGGATACTCTCCCAACTCTCACATGTCTTCTTCGACTTCTGTACAGAACGCAAAGAAGATTAACATCTACAATCAGATGGCACAGCTTTTAGTTGGCTACGATTCTGATGGAAAAATCAAAGAGTTCGATTCCGATGGCGATTTAAGTGGCGGACGTAAAATCAAGGAAGCTTTCTTTATCAACTTTTCCAGGCTTCTCACTAAAGATGAGATTAAGAAGCAAAGCTTCTCCATGACAGTTGTAACCGGTGGCGCATGCACTAACCCAACAAAGAACTTAGCAATTGCTGATTTAAACGCAAACACTAACTACAAAATCAACTCGCCGGCCGGCGAATATGCTGTCTTATACACCGGCTCCACATCCGGCGATACAGCGCAGGGCGTCGGCCTACTATACTATCAGGCGGGAATCGCCGTTGTTACAGCTAGCGTTTTCCGCGGCCGGCCAAACGACATTGGTGGCTCTGGCGTAGCAGATTATTTTGGCCCACAGAATGTCCCAACGCTGAGAAAGAACAGCATCACTGGTTCATTAACAGGATCTCAGATTTCTTCTTCCGCAGATGGGTTTAGAAACAGATTGAAGAACATCTCCTTCAACAACACGACGGAGTTAAACTCAACAATCTACTTCTGCAGAGCAAACAACAATGAATTCAATTACAGTTCCAATCCGACCTATGTTTCAGGAAGTAAGATTCAGGTTAAGACAAATGCAGTCGACAACCCAGTCTCTTACATCACTACGGTTGGCTTATATTCTGCAGACAATGAACTGCTAGCTGTTGCTAAATTGTCCGAACCTCTTAAGAAAGATCCACAGAACGAATTTACATTGCGCGTGAGACTTGATTACTAGCCTATTTATTGAAGGGAGTAATCGTGTCTTACATATTTAAATTTAATCGCAATGACATTTTTGTTAATACGATAGAGGCTAATCCTCGCGTTGATTTTCAAATCTACAGTGGCTCCGCTTATTATAATAACAGAACTGCCATCTCTGGGGCCTTTACTTCAAGTGTGGTAGCACCACCGGGCCATTTATCGTTATATGAGATGAATGTTGATAGATCGGGCTTAGTGGCCGAACTGGAAGGCAACCACGCCCATCTCGCAGGTACTGACGCAACTGCCCATTGGGCCGGAGAAAATCCAAGAATCCACTCATTCGTAGTCAAAGACGGCACAAGACTATCTTTCAGGACCGCAACGACTGCGCAATTCAACTCTGCCACCCAATTCGGCGCTCATATATACAAGCAATATCCCCTGGTCTCCTCTTTACACAGAGAATTTTATTACCCAACTACTGCGCGAACCACCCCTTCGCGAACAGCTCCTTCTGAGACCGGCGACTATCCTATATCTTCCGGAGCAATATCTCACCTATACGCCCTCAAGACAACAATGAACCACTATACGAGGCTCAGTCCCCACTATGCGTATACTTCCTCTAGAGGAGATTTGAGCTGGGATAAAGAAACACAGTATGTTAACTTGGTCTCCGTACCGTCTATATTCTATGGTTCGGCGATAGAAAAGGGTACTGTAGATTTAAAATTCTATATAACTGGTACACTAATTGGGCAACTTCAAGACATAAGAAGGAACGGTGAACTAATTCAAGTTGCTCCCCGCGGCAGTACTCGTTCCGGAAGCATCGCCGGCACAGTTCTATACAATGAGGGGTTCCTTATATTAACGGGCTCTTGGCCACTAAGCTCAAGTGCTAAAGAAGAATATTTTAAAACAAACTCGCAAGACTACCCTAGGTGGGTTCACTTTGCCAGCTGTCTTTCTCAGAGTGCCGAGACTACTCCATCCTCAAGCTATAGTTTAAACTTCAACGGGACAACGCGTACGCCAACAATGACGATGATGGCCCATGCCAAAAAGGGCATGCTCAATCATTCGAACAATCCAACATATGTTAAATATGGGGAGTCGGCCATACCCTCTACAGGTTCGAACGGCTATATAGAAAACACCGAAAAAGAAATTAAAAATATTGTTAAATCGCCGTATAATGATCCTACAGGGAGTTTTAAGAAGGTTACATATATCACAAAAATCGGAATATATGATGAGAACAAAAACCTTATTGGGATTGCAAAATTGGCCAATCCTGTAAAGAAGACCGAAGAGCGCGCGTTTACTTTTAAATTAAAATTAGATATATAATGATCCTAGGATTAGACATCAGTACCAGTATAACTGGTTACACTGTATTAGATGAAGATAGTAAAATTGTTTTGTGTGATCATATCGATCTACGTAAAAAGAAGAACTTTTTCGAAAAATCTATTTGCGTCGAAGAAGTTCTAGAAAATATTAAAAAAGAATATTCCATAGATCAGGTCTATATTGAATCGCCCTTTACTTTCTTTAGGTCCGGTGGTTCTTCAGCAACCACGATGGCCATTTTACAAAGATTTAATGGCGTTATTTCTTGGATGTGTTATAATATCTTTAATACAGAACCGAACTATCTCGGCGCAACTGCTGCTCGTAAACTCTGCGGCATCACCGTCCCCCGCGGCCAAAAGGCAAAACAAGTTGTTGTGAAGTTTGTACTTGACAACGTGGATGGCTTTCATGTAGAATATACAAGAAGTCAGAATCCAAAGCCCGGTTATGCCGACAGGGCGGATAGCTATGTGATTGCAAGAGCCGGTTTTATTGAGTGTACGCAGAAAAATTTAAAATAATAAAAGAAGTTCTTGGTGTCGGATATAAGTCTAATGACGAATATCTGTTTTTTTGCCCATTTTGCAAGCATCATAAACGAAAGCTTTCTGTAAACGTCGAGAAAGACGTTTTCAAATGTTGGATTTGTGACACAAGAGGTCGCAACCTTCAGAGGATTGTTAGAAGGTTTGGTACATTTCATCAAAAGCAAAAATGGAAAGAGCTAACGCAAACCGTCGATATATCCTTGTTCGACGAACTGTTCAGTGGTGTACTAGAGGAGGAACCAGATGAGCCCGTTTTCCTTCCGCCCAGTTTTGTGTCTCTAGTGAATAGCCATTTACCTTTGACTTCTTTGCCGGCCCGAAAATACCTTAAGAGCCGAGGGATAACAAAGAAGGAAATAACTAGGTGGAAGATTGGATATTGCGCTTCTGGAGATTATGCCGGCCGAATAATCGTTCCATCCTTTAACGAGGACGGGAAGATAAATTACTTTGTCGCAAGAAGTTATGGTAACGAATATCCAAAATATAAAAACCCACCATCCAGCAAGGATATGGTGTTTAACCACCTTTTCATCGATTGGTCTTCGGACCTAGTTATCGTTGAGGGTATCTTTGACGCGTTCGTCGCCGGCGCAAACTCAATTCCCCTTCTGGGCTCAACTCTTCGCGATGACTCAAGCTTATTTAAGCAGATCGTCACAAACGATACACCGGTCTACATCGCACTGGATCCAGACGCAGAAAAAAAATCTATGAAATTAATAGAAAAGTTGTTGACATATGATGTTGAGTTATATAAAATAGATATAAGTCCCCACTCAGATGTTGGGGAAATGACAGCAGAGGACTTCCAAAAGAGAAAGGACGAAGCCCCCCTCATGTCTTTCGATTCTTGTTTGATGAGAAAGGCTATGATGATTTAATTATGATTAAAATTGCACACGCCGCTGATATTCATATCAAAAACCTTAAGTACCACTGGGAATACAACCAGATCTTCGACAAAATGTACGACCACCTTCGACAAGAAGAGGTCGACTACATTTATATCGGAGGAGATATTGCACACACGAAAACTCAAATCTCTCCGGAATTTGTTGAGATGTGTTCAAGATTTTTATCTACCCTTGCAGACATCGCACCTACTGTTGTAATCTTGGGAAATCACGATGGAAACCTGAAGAATTCTTCTCGCCAGGACGCAATCACTCCGATTGTGGAGGCCCTAGAGCATCCAAACTTGCACTTGCTTAAAGATTCTGGAGAATTCACGTTAGACAACAAAGTCGTTTTCAACGTATTGTCTGTGTTTGATGAAGAGAATTGGATCGACCCTTCGAACAGCGAAGCAATTAACATTGCTCTGTATCACGGTTCAGTTTCAGGTGTACAGACCGACGCCGGCTGGGTCATGGACTATGGCGATCATGATGTATCTATTTTCGCCGGCCATGATTTCGCGATGCTTGGCGATATCCACAAGACAAATCAGATCCTTGACGAAGATGGCCGCGTACGCTACTCTGGATCAATCGTACAGCAGAATCATGGCGAAACAAACGATAAGGGGTTTCTGATTTGGGAGATCGAGAGCAAAGATGATTTCACTGTACGACATGTTGAGTTAAAGAATCCGAAGCCTTTTATTACAATTGAACTGACCCGCAAAGGGCGCATGCCACGTGGCGTCAATATCCAATCCGGAGCACGAGTTCGGTTGGTTTCAAACAATAACTTACCCCTGGAAGCCATGCGCCGCGCTGTCGAGGTGGCCAAACATAGGTTCAGCCCAGAGAGTATTACTTTCTTAAATCGCGCTGCAGGTGAGCGAGGCACCGTCGATGGCGCCTCAAGTAATCTTATTGAGGAGAATCTCAGAGACATCTCCGTGCAAGAGAAGTTTATGCGCGAATACTTGAAGGATTATGAGGCCTCGCAAGAGGTGATGGAAAAAGTTTTTGAGCTGAATAGGAAATATAACAAGGCTGCTGAGTCAGGTGAGGACATCTCCAGAAACGTCAACTGGAAGCTTAAGAGTTTCAAATGGGATAATTTGTTCAACTATTCTGATGGAAACGTTGTCGATTTTGAAAAGCTTTCTGGTATTGTTGGGATCTTTGGTAAGAACTACTCTGGAAAGTCTAGCGTTATTGATAGCCTTCTTTTCACATTATTCAATTCCACTTCGAAGAACGAGAGGAAGAATCTCAATGTTATTAACCAAAACAAGGAGTTTGGCCAAGGCACAATTGAAATTGAAATTGGAGACAACTGCTATACTGTTGACCGACGCTCCGAGAAGTATATAAAGAAACTCAAGGGTAAGGAGACTCAAGAGGCGAAAACAGATCTAGAGTTTAATTCTAAAAATAAGATTACTGGAGATAGTACCAGTCAAAATGGACTAACGAGGATGGAAACTGACAAAAACATTCGAAAGGTTTTTGGTTCTCTAGATGATTTTCTTCTTACATCTATGGCTTCGCAGTTGGACTCCTTGTCTTTTATTAAGGAAGGTTCAACCCGCCGTAAGGAAATCCTTGCTAAGTTTTTAGATTTAGAAATTTTTGAGAAAAAGTACAAGCTAGCGAAGGAAGACGCCTCTGACCTACGCGGAGCCCTTAAGCGATTATCCGCCAAGGAATACGACGAGGGCATTGAGAAATCGGAAGAAGAGCTTCGCCTGAATGAGAAGCATCTTAAGAAGCAGCAATTGCTTTGTGCCGATCTTAAGAAAAAAATAGAAGAAAAAGAAGAATCAATAATCCAACTAGAAGAGAAGATTGGTTCGATACCTACGGAGATAATTGACCTTCTTGCTGTCTCTACAGAAAGGGAGAATAAGAGCCTTGAGGTGTCTTCTTTAAAAGAGAGAGTGGAAGAGCAGAGAAAGAAAATAATCGATTGTGATTCTACTCTAGAAAACATCAACGAGTTTATGGACAACTTTGACGTTGAAGAGCTAGGCCAAAAGGAAGAAGATGTAGAAGCCCAGCGCATAAACTTAGCGAAGATCGTACAGTCCGCGCGCGATACAGAAAAGGATATCAATAACAAGAAGTCCAAGCTAGCTCTACTAGACGAAGTTCCGTGCGGCACCGAGTACCCCACGTGTAAGTTTATCCGCGACGCCCACCGGGCCCAGAAAGCATTGCCAAACTTGAATTCGATGTTGTCGAAAACCCTTGTCAGCGCAAAGGAAGCCAAGGAACAGATCGATCAACTGAATCCCGGCAATATCGGTGATATGAGAAATACGTACAACGATGTGCTATTTCACAAAAACCAGCTGGAGATCAGAACGAAGGATTATAAGTTAGATCTAGAACAGACTAACGCTTCGATCATCTCTTTACAAAAGGAGGTTGGCGAACTGGATGCGAAGATAAAGCAATATGAGGACAACAGGGAGGCCATTGAAAACCTAGAAGCCCTAACAACTCAGAAATCGAATTTCCTAGGAGATCTGGAGACACACAGAACTGGTCTAGCTCAGTGTGATGTGGAAGTCATGGAACTCTACAAGCTTCACGGCTCCCTGGAACAACGACTTCAAAATCTAAAAAATCAAAAGAAGGAATTGCAAGGCCTGCGAGAAGAATATTCAGCTCACGACCTTTATATGAAATGTATGCATTCGAACGGAATTGCTTACGATATTATCAAAAAGCAGCTTCCGGTGATTAATGAGGAAGTTGCAAAAGTTTTGGCGAATATTGTTAGTTTTGAAGTTTTCTTCGAAGACGACGGACGACGCCTCAATCTCTTTATCAAACACCCGTCCCATGAAGCGCGCCCCCTAGAGATGGGTTCCGGAGCAGAGAAGACAATTGCTTCCATGGCGATCCGCTTGGCGCTACTATCTGTGTCGAGTCTTCCGAAAGGCGATATTTTTATTCTTGATGAGCCCGGTACCGCACTGGATGAAGACAATATGGAAGGATTTGTGAGGCTTCTGGATCTTGTTAAGTCTTACTTTAAAACAGTTCTCCTCATATCTCACTTAGACAGTCTCAAGGACTGCGTAGATACCCAGATAACTATTGAAAAAGTAGATGGTTACGCAAATGTAAGGTTGTGATTCCTTAAAGAGAATACTAGTTATGTTGTAAGGAGCATATTACAATGCAGAACATTATAGACAAACTAGTAGAAAAATTAATATCTAGAAAATTATTAGCATGGCTTACAGCAACGGCTCTCTTAGCATTTTCGGATTTGCAATCGGGTGATTGGGTTACGATCACGACAGTCTATATCGGTGGCCAGACAGTCATCGATGCAGTGGCCAAGCTCAAGGGTCATTAATGACAAAATTAAAAAAGGCCTGGGTGTGGTTTAAAAATCACTGGTACATACCTTTTGTAGCCCTGTTGATGCTTTGTGCTTTTTTAATATTCTTAATCACGAAGAATTCAATGTACGTGGGTTCTCTCTTGGGACTCTTAGATTCCTCTAAGGCAAATTATGACAGAGAGCGACAGGCGCTAGAGGATATCGGAAGAAAAGAAAGAGAAGCCAAAGATAGAATATTAAAAGAATACGATTCTCGTCTTAAAGAGTTGGAGAAAGAATACTCCGACCGCGGCATCGAACTTGATGAATCAAAAAAGAAAGAACTTAAAAGAATCGTAGAAGAGGGCTATACTGATCCCGAGAGTCTTTCAAGAGAGTTAGCTCGACTTTTTGGATTAGAACATGGTTAAAAAAATAATAGCAAATATTTTAATATTGACGTTTCTATTTTCCACATCTGCTTCTGCTGCAGATGTTGTTAATTTGGACGCCGGCGACCCTGCACCGTTTGCGGGCGTACTGCTCTCTCCAGCTGCAGCTGCAAAAATTATAGTCGACAAAAAGTTTGAAGATACAGAGTGCGATCTCCGAGTTGAATATGAGCTATCATTACAACAAGCCAGATTCGAACTGATGTTAGAAAACAAAAGCATATCTTTAGAGGCTGCGAATGATCGATACGAACAGATGATGATTCTTAAGACGGCCGAGATCGAGAACCTAAGAGAATTAGCCCTCAAGCCAAAGCCAGTAAATGGCCAACTCTTAATTGCGCTGGGGTTTGGAATAGGGACTTTAACATCCTTAGGGATATTCGCCCTATCGACAGAAATAATATCCCAGTGAAAAAAGATCAAGATTACGTTGCGAAGGTAGAGCAAGCTATAGCTCAAAAATATGGCGTTGCTACAGTGCAGAGTCCTAAGGCTACGTGGAGCGAAAAAAAGGAAAAAGAATACCTAGCTCAGTTAAAAGAAGAGGCAAAGAAAAGCAGCGAATTTGCAGATAAAAATGAGAAAGCCGAAACTGACGGCTTTTTTATAAATAAAAAACTACTTATTAAAGATCATAATAGGTCTTGTCCTGTTTGTAGTGTTTACTCATTTAACAAATTAGACGACGCCTATATGGTTAAGTTTGAATGCTGTTTCGACTGTTACGTACAATGGGTTGAGGACAGGGAAGAGCGCTGGTTAACGGGCTGGAGGCCCAATAAAGAGGAAAAATAACATGGCATCAACACTAGAGATTATACAGGGCATCGCCCAAGCCGCCGCAAATGCATATGATGGCGCCCACGACGAATCTATCACGGCCGATGGCCGCGCCAGAAAAGTTGGTTTAAAGAGAGAAGACGGAGACTTCTTAAAAGATCGCCGTGTTATGGACGGCTTCGGAGTTCAATTCCGCGGCCCATTCTTAAGAATCACATACCAATCAGAATTGCAACTTAAGGAAGTTCACGGCAACGACTTTGAGAACGATGTATCTGCAATGATACAGAGTATCGCACAGTTCCTCAAAAAAGAATACAAAACAATAAGAAAAGAAAACCTCACTCTAACAAAGCAGGGTGAGATTGATATTATTGTACAGAAAATATCCAACGTTAGAAGTGACGTTCAAGCTTATTGCGACTATAAGATCGGCGGCCTGGGAGACGTACTTGGCGATTCCGAAGAAAGCAGTGCCGACAGATTAGACGACACAATAAAGAAGTTCCTCTCCGAAGGACGTAGAGGCATTAGGAATTCACAGAACGTCATCGAGGGCTAGCCGCTAGCTGCAATGTCTTATAATCTTTCCAAGAAACAGATTGTAAAAGAGATAGTAAAATCCGGAAAAGATTCGGTTTATTTTATAAATAGTTATTGCAGAATCTCTCACCCCTTAGAGGGGCTAGTCCCCTTTAGTACTTATGACTATCAGGACGAACTCCTAAGAGACTTCCAAGACCACCGCTTCAATGTGGTGCTCAAAGCTAGGCAGCTTGGTATATCGACTATCACTGCCGGATACGTTGTCTGGTTAATGCTTTTCCATAGAGACAAGAATATTCTTGTCATGGCAACAAAGTTCAACACCGCAGCCAACTTGGTAAAAAAAGTAAAAGCCATCATGAGGACGCTCCCAGAGTGGATGCAGATATCAAAAATCTCAGTCGACAACCGTACCTCCTTTGAATTAAGTAACGGCTCTCAGATTAAAGCGTCATCAACTTCTTCGGATGCCGGCCGCTCCGAAGCTCTTTCTTTGTTAGTAATCGATGAGGCCGCGCACGTTGAAGGTTTAGATGAACTGTGGACCGGCTTGTATCCGACCCTATCAACTGGTGGTACCTGTATTGCACTGTCTACCCCAAACGGTGTCGGCAACTGGTTCCATAAGACTTGTATTGATTCTGCGAATGATTCGAATGATTTTCATTTGACAACTTTATCATGGGACGCACATCCGGACCGCGACCGAGAGTGGTTTGAAAAAGAAACCAAAAACATGTCCCGCCGGCAGATCGCTCAAGAGCTTGAATGTAACTTCAACATGTCCGGTGAAACGGTTATTCACTCCGAAGATATGGAGCGCTTAGTCATGGCCGCAAGTGAGCCGAAGCATAGAACCGGCTATGATAGAAACTACTGGATATGGCAAGAATATCAAAGTGAGGGGAGTTACTTACTGACAGCCGACATCGCCCGCGGCGACGGTAAAGACTTTTCAGCTTTCCACGTATTAAGGATCGACACTATGGAAGTGGTTGCCGAATATCAAGGCAAGCCCACCCCGGACGCGTACGCTGATATACTATGCTCTGTTGGGAATGAATATGGTTCCTGTATGATTATTGGTGAAAACAATAATATTGGCTTTGCAGTGCTTAACAAGTTGATTGAAAAGGGTTATTCTAATATATATTATTCAAGGAAGGGCAATCATGAGTATGTCGACAGCTATTCCGCAGAATTTCAATCAGGGGTTGTTCCAGGGTTCACAACGTCTGCAAAGACACGCCCTTTAGTAATAGCAAAGATGGAAGAGTTTATTAGAAACAAACTAATTAAGATAAATTCCAATCGTTTATTAGGTGAATTGAAGACCTTTATTTGGCAAAATGGCCGACCACAGGCTATGAGAGGCTATAATGATGACTTAGTTATGTCTTTGGCTATTGGTTGCTGGGTGAGGGATACAGTGTTGATCGAGAATCAAAGAGATATACAATACAATAAAGCTATTCTAAACACTATTTCTAAAAGCAATAGCACGATAAACACTTCAATTCCCGGTATGATGGCACACAAGCCAGTGAAGAAGGAACAACAAAAAGCAGAGGCTGCAAAGATAAATAAAGAATTTATCTGGCTACTTAAAGGTTAAAAACAATGGCACCAAGAGATAAAAATCCAAGAAATTCCAACTCCGCTCTTTTCAAGAGGCTGACCAGACTATTTTCTGGCCCTCTCGTAAACTACCGCGCGCAATTTACAAGAGAAGAAAGAAGAACAGATTTAGATAAATACCGGTCCCGTCTTAAGACAAGTAGTGGCCAACAGTTCAAGAGATCCCACGACAATTACGGTCATAATTTAAATATGGCCAGCGACATGATGCGCAACCAGAACCGCGCTGACCGATATATCGATTTCGATCAAATGGAATACACGCCCGAGATCGCATCCGCCTTAGATATTTACGCAGATGAGATGACGACTTCAAATACATTTAATAAAATTCTAGATATTAATTGTCCAAACGAAGAAATAAAATCCGTACTAGACTCTCTGTTTTTTGACATCCTGAATGTCGAGTTCAATCTTTTTGGTTGGGCCCGAACCATGTGTAAATATGGAGACTTTTTCTTGTATTTGGACATTGATGACAAAATGGGCGTTCAGTCTGTTATCGGCCTGCCCGGAAACGAGATGGAGCGCCTAGAGGGTCAAGACAAAACAAACGCGAACTATGTCCAATTCCAGTGGAACTCTGCTGGCATGACGTTAGAGAATTGGCAGGTTGGTCACTTTAGAGTCTTAGGTAACGACAAGCATGCCCCATACGGGACATCGGTCCTAGAGCCAGCCAGAAGAATCTGGCGCCAGTTAAATTTAATTGAAGATGCTATGCTAGCTTATCGCATTGTTCGCGCCCCCGCCCGCCGAGTATTTAAGATCGATGTTGGAAATATCGCACCACAGGATGTTGAACAGTACATGGAAAAGGTCAAAACTTCCATGAAAAGAAATCAAATTATTGATGATTCGACCGGCCGCGTCGATCTTAGATACAACCCTCTATCGTTGGAAGAAGACTACTTCATTCCCATGCGAGGTGGCCAAGGATCCGACATAATCACCCTCCCAGGTTCTGCAGCTCTAAATGATATTGATGATGTGAAGTACATGAGGGATAAGCTGTTCGCAGCCCTTAAGATTCCCCAGTCTTACCTGACTATGGGCGAGGGCGCTGAAGATAAGGCAACATTATCACAGAAAGATATTAGGTTTGCCCGGACCATCGAGAGGCTTCAGAGGATTATGATATCCGAACTAGAAAAGATCGGTGTAGTTCACTTATATACGATGGGATATCGCAGTCAAGACTTAATCTCATTTAAGCTATCCTTAAACAATCCGTCTAAGATTGCAGAATTACAAGAACTAGAACACCTTAAAACAAGATTTGACATTGCAGCATCGGTAACAGAGGGTATATTTAGCAAGCAGTGGATTGCTAGAAACATATTTAATATGTCTGATGACGAATTCCTAAGAAACCAGCGCGAGTCTTTCTACGATAGGAAGATCGCTGCAGCCCTTGAAGCCGTGACAGAGGAAGCTCTTGGTGGCGGCGAAGGTGGAGGGAGCCTAGGAGATCTGGGCGGTGATTTGGATCTGGATGCTGGAATGGAAGACCTCGACCTCGATTCCCCTGAGGCCGACATCGGTGACATCGAAGTTGCTGCCGCGGCCGAAGAGATCCCCGGCGCTGAAGCCACTGGGGACGAGAGCCCATTATTGGTCGCCCCGGGCCGAAGAGACACCGAGAACTCAGCGCAGTATTCTTTTAAAGATGATGGCTCTTACTTAACAAAAGGTTCAAAGGGGAAAAGATATACTCCCACTAACGGTGATGGTCGCCGATATTCTAAAAAGAGATCGACTTTAGCCCAGACTGGCAGAGAAAAGGGACTTAATAACACAAGAAATGTTTTCCCCGGGGCCTACCAACTACAGGAAATGTTTGAGCTAAATGGACAGAAAGATGTCGAACAGGACATTTTTCAGTTAAATAACGATATTAAGAAACTAATTAATGAGTTAGAAAGCAAAGATACGGAGAAATAGGGTGCCACGCGCAAAACACAACAAAAAAAGAAATACAGCCTTTCTGTATGAAATGTTAGTGCGACAACTAACAAAATCAATAATGGAGAAGGACGATCAGAAAAGAGTACAGATCACCTCTTTAATTAAAGAAAGCTTTCACAAAACAGAAGTATTGGGCCAGGAGCTTAAACACTATGATACCCTCTTAGAGACTTCTGACTTAAAACCACACATTGCAGAAAAACTTCTGCAAGAGGTAAAGTACGAGCACTCTAGATTAGATCAAGAAGAAATCTTCGAAAAGCAGTCTCGCCTGATAGGGATGATAAACAAACATCTGTCCAAAGAGGTTTGGACGACCTTTGTACCGAACTATAAGTCAATTGCTACAATATCTGCAATCTTCAACACCGATACTTCAACGAAACAAAGGGTTTTGTTTGAAGAAGTCGTAGTTGACCAGTTGAGCGACCGGCCGGCCAACGCGCCACAAGAAGATTTGAAACCCATTGACAACATCGTTTATCACTCCTTTGTTAAAAACTTCAACGAAACATACAGCGAGTTGCACGAAGAGCAGAGAGACCTGCTGAACAGGTACATCGTATCGTTTGCCGACAACGGCCTAGAGTTGAAAATTTTCTTAAACGAAGAGCTTGGCCGGCTTAAGGGGGAGTTGAATGAAGCACTCTCCAATGCAGAGTTCGAAGCCGATAGAGAAATGTCTACTAAAGCTAAAGATGTTATCTCATTACTTGATGGGTATAAGAAATCTCCAATTAGCGAAACACTGGTTAATAAAATTCTGAAGGTGCAAGAGTTGGTTCGGGAGATTAACCTCAATGACAATTAAAGTCACCGTCGAAGGTCCCGACGCCACAGTCACCTTAAACGCAAGAAAAAGCCTAGACGGGAATCTTATGATTTTCGATCATGATCAGATTGATATTGTTGTCATGACTGAAAAGAAGAAAGTCGTCGTCTTTCCCAAGCAGAACGTAACAGAAGACATGTATACGACCCAGGATAGACTTTTTAGCCTACTGACTAGAAGAGGCATCATCTCGCAGGAAACTGTACAGGGCGGAAATATATTCAATTCTCTAGAGGGAGAAATTCTAGAATCTAGTTTTGCAGATCCGGTACAGGCCGCGATCTACGTTATATCAGAATTTATAACGACCGAAAGAGAAACAGTCGATATGGCACAGCAGTACCAAGATGAGATCGAAAAGCACTTGGCGGATCCAAGCGACGAGCACTCCACGGAACTCGGCGAGGTTCCTCAGGAACCTGAGAAGGGCTCAATTCGACCGGGTTACTACTATACTCCACTTAGATATCGCTACTAAAATGGCTCTTGTCTATTTTATATTAGCGGCCTATGGCCTCACTCAGACGTTATGTTTCGCGAAAATATTCGACAGTCTCCGACCCAAGCATTATTTTTTTTCATGCCCGATGTGTATGGGTTTCTGGGTGGGCGTTTTTCTTTGGGCGATTAACCCCTTAACGGAACTATTTACTTTTGGACACAACCCCGTGGATGCATTTCTACTCGGCTGTCTAAGTTCGGGCACTTCGTATGCCCTTAACATGATTATCTGTGACGATGGAATACAGATAGGAAAAGGAGAAAGTCATGAGCAAGTGGATGCTTCAACCAGTACGACGCTGCTGCAAGGGTAGTTGACTGCCTTAAAGGAATAAAAAAATGTCTAAAGTATTATTAAGAGAATATTATGAACTTTGCGATGGAGGGGTTTGCCAGGATCTCCTCACCGAATCAGAGAAACGCTTTGTTGCCGAAGGCGGGTGTATCCTGTCTGGTGTTATGCAGCGCGCCGCTCGCCCAAATGGAAATGGCCGAGTTTACAGCGAAAATATATTAAGAAGAGAAGTTGAGTCTTATCAGAAGATTGTAAAGGAAAACAGAGCACTAGGTGAACTAGATCATCCAGATAACTCTGTTGTTTCGTTGGAGCGCGTGTCTCACAAAGTCACTTCAATCTGGATGGAAGACAATGATGTATTTGGAAAGATACAAGTTTTAGATACCGCCGCCGGAAAGACTCTTCGCGCTCTTGTTGAGGGCGGATGCTCCGTTGGCATATCTTCTCGCGGAGTCGGCTCAGTTAGAGAACAAGGCGGCCAAACAATTGTTGAAGATGACTTCCAGCTAATTTGCTTTGATATGGTTTCTGAACCATCTACCCCAGGTGCATTTATGGTGCGGGAAAACAAGCAACTGAACGAGGCCGTTGCCTCTACAAAAGCTGATCGCATCAATCGAACTCTGACAGAAATATTAATGGATTAAAGATGAAAAAATCAGAATTTCAAAAGCTTGTAAAGCCAATCGTGAAAGAGTGCATTCGGGAGGTGATGTTTGAAGAGGGCATTCTTTCAAAGGTTGTTTCTGAGGTTGCGCAGGGCATGAGGCTAGCCCAGCCTGCCCAGCCTCAACCTTCCTCCGCACCCCCACCGCCCGTTGAGATACAAGACATGCAGAAGGTTGCATTAACGGAAAGAAAGCAAAAGCAAGCCACCGCTCAGCGCAAGAAGTTGTTAGATGCAATCGGCCGCGACGCTTACAATGGCGTAGATCTGTTCGAAGGTACGACGGCTTTAAGTGGCCGCGTCCCAACTCCAGGCGCCTCCCCCGGAGCGCAAGGGCCCCTATCGGGCACCGAGCCTTCTGATCCTGGGGTTGACATAAGTAGTTTAATAGGAACAGTTGGTGGCCACTGGAAAGCCCACCTAGGGGGAAAATAGAGATGGCTACAAACGTCAAAGTGCGACCTCGCCGCAATGAGTCGACAGAAAGACTGATTAGAAGGTTTGTTAAGAAAGTAAAAAAAGAGCGAGTACTAGAGATTTACAAAGAAAAAACTGCTTACTATGTCAAACCTTCTATCAAGAAAAAGATGAAGCAGGAAAAGGCTAGGAAAGAGTTAAAACGTCGCGAAAGGAAAATGCGTAAATAATCTTTGTAGGTTTTAGCAACCAAATACTAATTATTTAGAGCATCGGAGTGTATTATGAATAAACTTGGAAATGGACGATTCGCGCATTATGCAGTGGGTGTCAACAACGTTGGGTCTTATCAGGTGGCAGGGGTACCCTTTATTACAGGGTCAAACGGCTTAAGAACTGGCCAAGAAAAGAAAATCAGTTTCCCAATGGTTACAAAAAGAGTGTCAGTGATGAGGCACACTAGCGCATCTGCAGGAAAGATGCGTGTGCATTTCAATTCTACCGGTTCCGGAGCAGTCGTTGCCGGATATCACTTTATTGAGCTAGACAGCGATGAGGACTCTTTTGACTTTGGAATTAAATGCAAAGAGATTTACGTTTCCAACGCCGGCTCAGCCACACAAGAATTTAGAATTTACGCAGAACTAACTCAGATTCCAACAGGTTCGATGTTCACTTTAACTGGCTCTGGTTTAACAGAAGAACCAACAGCGCGGTAGGGAGAGCTTACAATGGGCTTTAATTCAGGCGGAGGCAGCGGCGGAGGTTTCAGTTCCGGTACCGGAGACCTCGACGGCGATCAGACAATCAATGGCAATGTTACCGTTAACAATGGCGACTTGAAAGTAACGGCTGGTATTATCTCCGGCTCCGCATGTATTTCCGGATCAACTCTTCAACTAGAGGCATTTAAGACAAATCGCCTATTTGCGCAGGTCTCTTCAAGTCTAGCGATGGGCGGCGGCACCACAGTAGAAGGTGGCCAGTATTGG